CCTGTCCTGTGACGTTTCCTGCTTTACAGCTTTGGCAAAGGCTTTGATCTGGTTTTGCTTGCGGGTGCTAAGCTCAGTCATATCATCGTCTATGCCAACACCAAACAGTTCGTCAATTAAGCCACCTACCGTCTGCTTGGTGAGCATTTCCTGTGCCATTATATCAAAGCTGCGCATTAAACCAAGCTCTGCAGCCATCGCCTTATTTATGCCCTCAGCCGTTTTGCGTATGTTATCCAGTACGCTTTTGGTGTGGTTTACTTTTGGCATACCGGCAAAAGCTTTGTAAAAAGTATTTTGACACATTACCACGGTGCTGCTGCTGCCAAATGCTGCAGCACTGCTCCCGTCGTGGCTGTTTAATACTGAAAGGTACCTGTTAAGCTTGTCAGGGCCTACAATGCGGTCAGGTAAGGCAGCCTGCATATAAATTTTTCTTTTACCACATAGGTGGCCCGCCCTTGTTTCACACTCTAAACCTACGTTATCCAGGGCAGTAATAAATATCTCTGCCAGTTCGCTGTTCTGTGCTACCGTATAGCCATCACCAACGGTGGCCAGGTATTGCTTCCCTACATAAATCCCGTGGGCCTTTGGCCGTTCGTACACCTCACCGGTATGGTCATAAAAGTCTACCTGTGGTGCAGGCAGCTGTATTTTATCTACCTGCCAGTTTAGGTTCCCATCACATAGCAGGTCAAATACCCGCTCATTTTTAGTTTTAATTGCTGTCGCTTGCATCTCGTAAAAGTTTTGTTATTGTTTGTTAAAAATGCTGTGTAATTACTCGGCTTCAAAGTAGCCGTTAATATTTTTCTGGTCAATAAGCTCCTGCAGGGCTGCCTCTAGCTCATCAATGGTGTCCTCTTTTTCTTCAAACCAAAAGCACCCGTCACGGGCATCCCAGGTGGCATGAAATTCGCTGCTTGCTATAATTTCCCGAAACAGGGTGGCATCATAAACGCTGCGAGGGGTAAAGGTTAAACTATACATTTTGTTGTTGTTTTGTTATTGTTTGTAAGTATACCACAAATATAAACACTTTAGTTTAGGGTTCCTAATGTTTTGTAATAAAACTTTAATTTATTTTTTGGGTGGCTTAAGCCTCAGCCCGTACTCCCTGGCATCCTGTTCACTTGTTAGTGGTGGCTTTACTGTGGCGTTATCGTCCGGCTCATCATAAATGGTAAGCCCTTCTATTATTGCTTTCATATCACTGCTGGTAGCACCGTTTAACCGTTCTTCCAGCATTAGCTCCCGGCTGTAGCTTTCCGGCTCAGCTAAACCAAGCATTGAACTTATAAAGGCAGCAGATGGCCTGAGCCACTGTTCTTGCGATACCGTTTTCATTGCTGCCAGTATAGGCTTCCCGTCTGCCCCTTGCTGGTATATCTTTTCGGTACGCTTTAGCTCCCTTACAAACTCGCCATTCATAACCTTTAAGGCTGTGCGCTTGGTGGCCTCATGGAGCAATTCCTTAAACCCTGCTTTCCCTGCCTCTGCTGCTTTTACAAATAGCTGTCCGAACTCTCCGTTATTTTTACGCCAATAGTAAAACGATGATGTTGATATACCTACTGCGTCACAGCAATTTTTTACCGAATGCTGGCCGGTGGCATACATCTTACAGATAAGCTCCATAATAGGTGCTTTCTGCTCATCTGTTAATTCCATGCCAGTTGATACAATAGGCAATTCGTATAGCTGGCCATCATACTCGATAGCTTGTGTAGGTACTTTAGCCTGTATGTCTGTTTTCTTTTTTGGCACTTATTTTTTAAGCTGTTGTGACGGGTTAATACCTGCAGCCCTTTTTTCTGCCCTTTCTGTTGAAACAACTTTGAGCCTTTCGATTTCCTGCTTATAAGGGTAACAGTGTTTTAACTGTTCGAGTGTATAGTAAACGATGCTGGCCCGGTATGGCTTTCTGCGCGTGCCGTTGTCAAATATTGGCATCACACCATGTATTTCCCCCTGCCCGTCAAATATGGAAAGCCAGCAATCGTTTTGAGATAGTGCAAAGCCATATTCCGGGAACACTAGCTCACCACCTTTTAACCCTTCTTTAAGGACCAAGACATTGCTCATATTCCCTTTAAAGTTTCCGCTATCCCGGTGGTATTTTATTGCATGGTTTACATTTACATTTACAGTAGAATAAGGCTGCCTTTCTTTTAGCATAAAATCACCAATCACCTGCTCAGCGACAAGGTCTTTATCCCTTTTGTAATGGCCTGGCAGGTGCTTTTCATAAATACCATTTAGCACATCCAGGAAGGAAAATAATATCCTTGCATTCTGTTTTTCCGTTTGCGTCTGTGCAGCAAACCTGCAGTAATCATTCCGTATTGCGTTCCGGGGCAGTGCCCCGAAAACACTTGATTCTGTTGGTAAAGCGTTTGTCCTGTAGGTTTTCACTGTCTTTGTAGTACGTACAACCCCCCTAAGCATTTCCGGGTTAAAAAGCTTTGATATATTTATGTAAAGGCCAACAGTCACCGCCTTTTATAAATAGGGTGTCCTCATTTATAAGTACACTATAATCACCCGCCACGGGGGTTTCTTTTAGCAGGCTGCTGCAGTCTTTAGTTTTAATTAAATTAAAGGTTTTCATTTTCCATTAGTTTTAATATGACGCTTGAATTATCATCGACTGAATGCTTTTCCCTAAGCATTTTGAACCACTCGACGACATTGTTAAATTCCCCTGAACTGAACACTAGGAATAGCCTTTTTAATTCTGCCCCCATAAACTTGTCAAGCTTTGAAAGCTGGTCAAGGCCATCATAATTTTTACCCTTAAAAGCGTAATCCACTTTCACGTCTAAAACATCAAAGTCTATGTCAGTGGTGTCAAAATCTTCTACCTGCTGCAGCCATTCGTTTAGCACCGCTTCATCCATTTGGGATGTTTCCTGGTTAAATACTTCTAGCAGGATTTTAATGGCTTCCTCCTTATCCTTTGCATCTATAAAATAGGCCGATAGCTTTTTAGGTATCTTAACCCCGGAAGCGATCATTTTGTTAAGCTCATCTTTGCGTTGGTGCCCATCTATGGAATAAATTACCCCCTCGCTTTCCCATACTGCAAAAGGCCGGGCAATACCATATTTATTAATCGAATGCCTTAGCCGCTCCCGGTAAAAGCTAGATTTTATATTATCCGGCTGCAGGGAATGCAGCTTGTTCCAGTCTATTTTTTCAAGCTTTAAAATCCTATCTTTTACCATCTTTTAGGCTTTTTTATTGGCATAAATATAATCAATTATCATATCATAAAAACGGGGGCTACCTTTTGACAAGTAGCCCCACATTTAAACAGCAGGAAAAAATCAAAATAAACAAACAATATTCTACTGCTAAGGTAGCACAATTAATAGCTTATAGAAACATCACCGGTGCTTTTAATAGCAGGGGAATTTTCCCCGGTAGTGTTTACACTTCCATCGTTTAGTAGAGCGTTATAACATTGGTTATTAAATAACGCTTCCCCATTACCCCCACCTGTGCAAAGCAGGGCATCGACAACACCCTTTTTATATTCCCCTGTTGCTGCCTGCACCTGCTGTGGTGGTGGCTGTGGCCTTTCTGGCTTAAAGGCAAAGGAAATAAAAATGCCAATTGTAAAAGCAGCCAGGCCAGTCATAAAACCCGCTACTGCTGCGACTGTAAAATTTTCAATCTTGTTCATATCTTTCAGTTGTTTTATAGGTTAAGTATAAACCGGCTGCCAGTAGTAAAACCTTTGCCAGAGTAATCAATAGCTCCATAATAATTTTATTGAAAGGTTAAGTATAAACCGGCTGCCAGGGCTACCACCTTAGCAGCAGCCATCGCAAGCTCAGGAAAGGGCAGGCTTTGAAAGAATCGATCAATGGCAGCCGTGGTGCCCACGTAAAAGAAAGGCCGCTGCAGCCCTACCAAATTAACCACCCCGTCATGTACCAACCAAAAGGCTGCAGCACCTAGCAGCAGGAAAGCCCACTGCCCACAGTACCAAGCACAAAAGGTGATAAACAAGCCTTGACGGGCTGCCTGCCACCGGTGCCATTTGGTGTTCGCTGTTACTTGCCTGGTAGCAAAATCCCTAAACAGCCAGGCATCACTCATGCCATCAGTTAGGGCAAAGGCTGCTATTGCTATTGTTGATATAATTATTGGCTCCATTATTCTGCTTCCTTATTGCGTGAAAAAAGATATTCATTGCTATTGTGTGGTGCCGGGTAGGATGGTGGCCGCCTGCCCCGTTTTGCTGCATCCACTGTGGCCAGGTATATGGCATTTGTTATCGTCCTGCCATACACAAGGGTGGCGGCATCCCTTGCGTGTTCTGAGGTGCTGCCCTTGTGCCCTGTAAGCTCTGTAAATTGTGCTTGTGTGGTTTTGGTGGGAAATCTTAGTGCTTTGGCCTGCTGCCTTACTATGGTTTTTTTCTTCTTGCCATCATCGCCCTTTATAAATTCCTCCCGGTAGGCTTTATCCCTTTCGCTCGGTGCCACCTGTATATAATGGACACCCTGCTCATGGAGCATTTTCATTATTTGGGTAGCACTTTCTTTGTTCTTACCTAAGTCCTGTGCCCGTTTCATTGCCCTCCGGAATACACTTTCGACATCGGCCTTAACTACCCTTCGGGGTGGCTTACCATTGCGGCCACGGGCTATCCATTTTTCGTAGATAACGTATGCAACCATTTCACGCTCCACCATTGCCCACATCCCAAATACTGCATTGTTCAGGTTTGGGTCTTCTACAAAGGCCAGGGTATCACGTATGGTCAAGCCCTCAGCCTTTAAGGTGGTGCTTATCCACCTTACAGCGTGCATCATTTCTGCCATGTGTAGCAGCATCTTTTTTTTCTCTGGCCAGTATAAGCAAACCCCAAAGTTTACAAAGCTCGGGTCGATGCCAATTAATACTGTCGGTCTACGTTTTTCCATTTTGTTTAAAAGTTTTCAAGTAAGTAAAGCAGGGCAGCCGGTGGTAATACCCACCTAAGCAGAAAAGCCCCGTAATTGCGTACAATAGCAGCAGCTAAGACAATGGCCCATACGATAACCGAAGGGAAGATAAACCTCACCTCAGTGCCCCCGTGGCCCCATACGGTACACTGTGCCCACCATGTAAGGTCTAAGAAGCCCTGCTCAATATTATAAGCAAAAGTCACCTTAACCCATGACATAGGAAGGAACCAACCGCAATACCACGGCATTTCGCTGTTTATTTCTTTGGCCCGCTGGCCTACCCTTTTCCCTGTTATGCCAAACTTCCAATTCCATACCCACGGGAAGTTCATCATCGTGTATAGGTTTTGGCTGTTGATGGTACCATTGCCTGTGCGCTTCTTTTTCATAGGTCAATGATATCAGCCTCGTCCGCATTATATAGGTTACCCTCCTGCCAGTGTATTATCTGCCCTTTGAAATATGATGCCCTTTCAGGGGTAAAATACGACCAAAACAAATCAACAGCATTAACACCCGTAAAAGCTTCACCCCAGGCAAAGCCATCGGTGACAATGAGCCTTTTAAGCTCCTTTTCATCTAACTCCTGGCTGCCTATCTTAACGTGCTTATCGCCTGTCCGTGGGTGGTAAATACTAATATGCTCAACAGCATAAACCAGTGGCACAGCTACAAAATGTGGCACCGTATCACACTCAGGGAAAAGGGCATTCATTTCATCGGGGCTGTAAACCCCTTCCGCTATCGTATCGTGGTCACAATACCAAAAGTCAGCTTTTATAAATGGTAAACTGAAAGCATAAGAACCCCTGCCCTTTTGCCGTGGGCTGCCCATCCAGTGATGCACCTTATCCCCGGCTTTAAACCGTTCACCCTTGCGTATGGTTTGGGGCTTTTGCCCTGCCCGTATCATCTTGAAAAAGTTAGTAGGATGGCCACCTGGCCACTTAGAAGAAAATGATAAAATCATCTGTTTTGTATTTTGCTAAATTGGTTAATAAGGCACCCAGCAGCAGTGCCGGGCACCCTTTTTTTTGTTAGTCGTTACCGTTGGCAATAGGCACACCATGTTCCTCATCACCATCACCAAACCCCATCCCAAGCTCGCCACCGGTAGCAGCTAAAGCCTCTTCAATCTTCGTCTGGTTTTCGTCGCTATCCTCCTCCGCTTCTATGCGCTCTTTGCGCCACTTTTCCCCGGCCTCAATTGCAATCATTTCGATGGCAAATTTTGCTTGAAAAACAGCTACCATCACATCCCTGTTTTCGCTCACCTGGCTCCACAGTATGCGGCTGTTTACCTCATAAGAATTTTTCTTATGGTTAAGCTTTAGCACCGCTTTGATGTTGGTGGTAAAGTCGTTTACTTTTACGGGCCTGGTAAACTCTTTAGGTACCGTGCCCGTCTGCACCGTATAGGCATCTTTTTTAAGGTCTGGAATGGTCATTAACTGCAATTGACCTTTGTTTGCTTTTGCTTTAGCCATTATTTTAGTCTTTAAAAAACGTTATTGAAAACCCTTAATCTAAGGGTATTTTAAATGTCATATACCCCCGCTTAACCGATTGGTGTAGCACACACGAAACAATAGGGTGCAGCCTTTTTGCCTGCACCTGCACCCACTGCTCATAGTCAGGATGTTTTTTATCTAGCATACCACCGGGCAGCCTGCCATTTTCCACAGCATAGCGGGCCAGGTGGTACACCTCAGGGGCACACCCTGCCCCCTGTGCCCCACATTGGGTGCAGGTGGCTATATATATTGCAAAGTCGCTGTTCCTTTCCTTTACCACCTTCTCAGCAGCCAGGGTGCCACCACAGCAGGCACAGACAAAGCCCCGGTCTGCTATTGCTGCCTCACATTTTTGTTTGTTGGTTTTCATAATTAAGCCCTTTAAATTGTTCCGTGGTTAAATAGTTCAACTCACCTGTTTTATCATCAAAGTGGTTGACATAATGCTTTACTGTAAAGGCATTCACAAATTTGTCCGATGGTGGGCAAAAGCCCCAATAATAAATCTGCTGGGGGTAGTGCAGTGACCTATCAACCACCACCTCCATTTCAACATATTCAGGAAAGTATATTATCGCATTATATAAATCATCAACGACGACCGGTGGTAAGCCTGTTTTGTGGAAATTGTAATGGTCAAGCATTTCCCTTTTCCGCATATAATCGCTGTGGCTTATGCCCCGGTGGCCACTGAAAGCCCAATCAATCCAGGCATGAAGCTCAACCTGTAGCTCATCAAGCTGCAGCAGGTGACAACCTTTAAAAAAGGGCACGTAACAATCGCCCGTTTGTTTTAATCGTACAGGTAAATCAGTTAAGCAGTTCACGATATAAAAAGTTTTTCAACACCATAGAACTGCTGCTTACCGTCAATCACACAATTAACGATGTCAGCACGCTCGATGCCAGGGTTTAAGATTAAGGTCTTACCATGCCATTCCACGCCACGGGTGCCATTCTTAGCGAACACACAATTGGTAGCCTTTAGCTGCTTGGTGTGCGCAGGCTGGAAACCGTCATAGCCATTGCGCAGGAAGTCACAGTTTTCAATATAGATAAAATTAGACTTAGGGTAGATTATACCCTTCTCCGGTTCGTCTTTGGCATACTTGCCAATATACCCACCCTCATTATCACAGTCACAAAAGCTGCTATTTTTTATAATGATGGTGCCATATTTTTCGGTTCCGTTATGCTGTGTCATGTGCAGCCCGACATCGCCCTTGCGTACATGGACACCATCAAGCAGCAGGAAGGGCAGGTCACCAATAATTTGCACCCCACCGGTTAACTGCAGCTTACCTGCTGTAAGGTTAAACTCAAAGCAGTTGAGCGTTTTAATAGCAAAACCTTCAGTGCTTATGATGGCAGCCTCATCACAGATAAGCTGCTGCTTTTGTACGCTGTTTTTAAAGACTACAGCAGGGCCAATATAAGCCCCTTTTAGCTCCACCTTATCAGCATAATCCTTAAGGTCAATATAAGGGTTCACAAGCTTTGTCAAATCAATTTCCGTGCGCTTCATTTAATTGTATTTTATCGCGTTTTAAAATTGGCCACTCTTGGTAAGGAACTGATTTTTTAATATCATATTTTTCCATGTACCGCCAATAAAGTTTATAATATTCTTGTGCAGCATAAAGGTCAAAAGACTCAATTGTCGATGCCGTTAATTCGTTTTTAACACTTAGTATTAAAGACCTCTTTGCACATAGGGTATAAAATAAATCTGTAGCCTCATCATAGCTTTCACCAAAAGCACCCATAACAGAAGAACCTTTTGAATCCAAAAGGTCTATGTAGTCATCTAAGTCTACACCGGTATTAACTTTAATTAAATCAAAAGCAGCTTTTTGTGCTTTGTTAATCATACCGCTGTTTCCTCTTGTTCCTTTTTTCCCAATCTTTAAAAGCTTTTTTTCATCAAATTTAAACTCTATACACTCATCTTTGACTAAAGAGTTTATAATCCTAGAAATAGACCTCTTATGGCTTTTTGATTTTAATTGAGCTTTGATTTTACAAAGCGTTGTTATTAAGTGCATTGCTGTATTATTTATCTTCTATTTCACGGATAACCATGCCCTCAAACTTTTGTTCGGCAACGGCACGGTCTAACTCGTATCGAAGTATATTATTACATTGTTTAACTAAATTAGCCTGCTCCTTAGCCTCTTCAATTGTTATTGCATTTGCGTTTAACATTTTCATCATATTAAAGGCATGGGCAAATAATTCCTTAGAATTTGCTTTTGTTTTTGTTTTTAAAGACATAGTTTTAGAATTAAAAATTAGTTAAAAATAATTTATTGTTAAAATGGTAAATCTTCCCCGTCTGCACCTTGTACCGGTGGCTGGTCACAAATCTCCTCATCGACATCATAATAGGCAGGCATCCAGTTGATAAACTTAAAATCTACTGTGGCTAACTCCCCATGTCGGTGCTTAGCAATTATTCCCTCACCGAGCTTTTCAGTGCTGTCGCCGTCTGCATTTTCTTTCATGCCATAATACCACGGCCTGTGCAGGAACATGATAAAGTCACAGTCCTGCTCTATGTTACCGGATTCTCGCAGGTGGCTAAGGTCTGGTCGCTTATCGGCTGTCTTTAGCACTGCCCGGCTTAGCTGGCTTAGGAACACAATAGGTATGTCCAATTCTTTAGCCAGCCCTTTCAGCCGCTTAGTCACCTTACCTATTTCCACATCCCGGTTAAAACCCTCACCGATATCCATTATTTGCAGGTAGTCAATATAAGCAATATCAATATCATATTTGGCCTTAAGCTCCCTCAGCTTGCTGGCCAGGTAGCTAATTGATATGTTATTAGTATCATCTAAAAATATCTTAGCACTACCAATCCGGTCAACAGTGTCAAATATTCTTTGCTGGCTGTTGTCCGTCCATTTGTTAGCCTGCTTGACCGTCCTACCATTAAGGCAGGCATCGATTGCAATAAGGCCATCACAGAACATCCCAGCCGTTTCCTCCATCGAAAAAACTGCTACGCTTTTATTAAGCTTTACGGCCTGCTTATAAATTAAGCTTTTAACAAAAGCAGTCTTCCCCATTGATGGCCTGGCAGCAATACAGATAAGGTCGCCTTTTTGCAGCCCCCCGGTAATAGCATCAAGGTCAGCAAAGTCAGTAGGCACACCAAGCACAGCCGAGCTATCTAGTTTGCTGTTAGCAATATGCTCATCCATCCTGTTACTAAGGTGCTTTTTAAAGGGCTGTATTACCCCCGGTGTCACCTTTTGCGTTAACTCAAAAAGCTTACCCTCCACAAATTCCGAAAGGTCATTGATATCCACGGTTTCATCATAACCCATTGCCATCATCTTGGTGCAGCTAGAAATGACGTGCCGGAGGTAAGACTTTTGCTGTAGCACTACAGCATGGTATTCTATATTTGCTGCACTGGCCACTTTGTTGCTAAGCTCAGCCAGGTAAACAGCCCCACCAACGTTATCAAGCTCCCCGGTTCCTTTTAGCTCTGCCATCACAGTCAGCAGGTCAACAGGCTGTCGCCTTTCGTAAAGGTCAATCATTGCCCTATAAATAAGGTTATTAGCCTGCTTATAAAAATCCCCCTCCTTTAAGATGGTGGACACCTTTTGCACAGCATCTTTTTCCAGTAAACAGGCACCAAGCACAGCCTCCTCAAAAGGTATAACATGGGGTTGGACTTTGCCGTATGTAATTATTTCAGCAGCTTCACGCTCAGCATTAACCTGCTGCCAAGCTTCGCGCACCCGCTGTTTGCTTTCTTTAATTTTACTCATCGCTTAGTGGGCTTTAAACTTGTCAGCTAAATTATTGCCCTGTGCGCTGGCTGGCTTTGTCAGTGCCTTGTTTACCGGCCTGTCATACACCTGCCCTCTAGCATCATTACCACCGGGGGTGACACCGTACTGCTGCGCGTGTGGGTCATTATTGGGGTGCTTTGGGTCGGTGGGGCAGAACTGCCTCACTTTGTTGCTGGTCACCCAATTGCTCAGCCAGGTGGAGAATGAACGCATAAAGGATATTACCTCCCCTTTCTTTTTGCCTTTGGGGTGCTTATAACCAAAGTCCTCCCAATAGCTGTGAAATTCACTAAGCTCCCACTTAAGCCAATATTCTGGCCCTTTAAGGTTACCGTATTTATCACCTAGCTTATTTTTCAAATACTTGCGCCCGTGGTCTAAAAAATCAACGTCCGCAGGTATGTCAATTTGTGGTTCAATTTTAACAGCAGCTAAATTATTACTACCCTTTAATGTATTAGTAGGAGTTAATACTTTAGTAGTTACGGGTTTCCCGTTTACGGTTTCTCCGTTTACGGTTTTACCGTTTACGGAAAACCCGTTTACGGTGGGTGCCGGTTCTTCTTCTGCTTTTGGTGTGGTGGCCTCTATTAAAAAGGTGTTGTATTCTGGTCGCTCAAATACCCAATACCTCACCCCGGCCATCTTGCCCTGCTCCCTTAGCTGCTCCTTATACCAGTAGCCAGCCCTAACAAGCTCCCCCACGCCACTGCTCACACTGTCACGGCCATCGGTAGCCCTGTTTTCCAGGTCTGCCAGGTTAAGCTCCCAATCCTCAGGGAGCTGCATAGCGTAGCCCTGCAGCCCTTTGGCCTTCCAGCTTAAGCCGGTGTTCCGGAAAACGTGGTTATCCTGTATAGAATAATCCTTTTGCTTCCTGGCTACTTTAATAATCGTGTTCTGCTTCTTACTCATTGTTTGTTTGTTTGTATCTCATTAAAAAATTACGTTAGCCCTTTGATCTGTGGGCCTGTGAAGATGTTACCTATCACCTGGCAGTCTTTAGATACTTTGTCTACCGTGGTAATCCAATTGGTAACCTGGTTTAAATAAAATTTTACCGCAAAGCCACCATCCTCTTTCTTAAAACAAACCCCTGTTAAAAGCCTTTGATACCCTGTGCTATAATATTCAACAAGGTCACCCTCAAAAATGTCGGTACCTGCAGGGGTTTTATAATTACTAAACTCAGTAAACACCCACCGGCTGCCCGGCTCATCAACTTCAAAGCCAAAATAAATATTCCTGGCAGGCTGCTTCCACTGCTTTGTCTTCATATCCCAGCACCTAAAGCGCACTATCCTGTTTTTCATAACTGTGGGTATTTTTTTTGTAACTCAATAAACTCAGCCTTTTGCTTTGCCAGCTTTGCCTCAGTGTCGGCTATATTTTTTAGCATCCCCTCCTCACTTTTAATACGGAAAGCATCCAGTTTATTAAAGTCAAAAAACAAATTGTGCTTTCTAATTTCTGCCACATCGTAGCTATTATAAGACTCTTTAGCATCGATGTAATTATTAAGCAATTCCTTAGCCTCCTCCAATGTTTTAGCCGGGTGGAATTCTGAACTGCTGCCACTACCGTCACGGTATTGGCTAAGTCGCCAGCTTAGGCTCCCATCACTTTTACCAAACAGGCTCAGCAGCTTTATGCCTGTATCGCTTTCGTATCGCTCAACAGCAGCCACACTATCATCAAAAGCCAATATTTGGGAATGGTAGCACAGCTTAACCATGTACTTATATTCCCCTGCTAAAAAGCTTTCCAGCCGTTCTAATTCCTTAGCTGTGGCACTACTGCAAAAGCCCTGCAGGTTTTTTATCTTCCCCCGGAGGATAGGTATTTGCGCCCTCAGTGCTTCTTTTAGCCCTTTAGTTCTGCGCTCAATATCAGCCTTTTCACTTTGGTACCTAGCCTCTAGGTCCGCCAGGTTCTTTTCCTTCCAAGATACTGCAGGCTTATCCAGCAGGGTCTTAACAATAAAGTTTTCCCCGGCTGGTATCTCATTACCATCACTCACATAAATTTCCTGCACGATGGTTTCGGTGTTGTTGAGCTTGCCAACGATGGCCACCTTTTTTCCGTCTGTTGTGTACTTGATGTTTTCCATTGCTTTGTTAGTTTGTTTAAAAATTTAAGCCCCGAAGCAGTAGAGGTGCAACGGGGCTATAAAGTGGTCGGGAGACCTCCTAGTTTTTAAAAGCCCTCTACCTCTTTTAAAAACTAGCTATGTTTCTTGTCAACAAATATGCGTAAAAGGTTTTGTAATAAAAAATATTATTAAACATTAGTGATTAATAATTTTCTTTAAGCTTAGCTAAAACCTCCTCAGCCGTTAAACTATCACCGCTTTCCACATAGCTGTTTAAAGCTTCATAAAGCCACCCACCAACAGGTTCCTCCTGTGGCTTGTTTGGTGGCCGCTGCAGGTACAAAGGGTGCAGCCTGGCAAGCTTATTAAATAGCTCCGGCTCATCCTCCCTTAGCTGCTGTATTCTGCCCTTTATTGGTTTCATAAACTTGGTGGCTTTGCATCAATAAGGTATTCCGGAAACTCCCTTATCATTAAATCATCAGGTATTGGCTGCACCTTATCCCACTGCTTCATAAAAAACGGGGTCTTTGTAACACTGCAAAAGCCTTTTATAATCCGTGCCCAATTAGGGTCGAACGGCCTTTTGTTGTCGCCACTTTCACCGCCAACAATAACCCAATCGACCAGCATTTTAGTAATTGCTTTATTGTAATCCATTGCCACATCAACAAAAGGGCTTAAGCCTATTTTTCCAAGCATCGGCTCCACGCTTAAAAACTTTTTACCGGTAACCCCTTTAAAGTGCCGGGCTACATCATTTGCAGCCTGCTGGTTTGCTACTGAGGCACCAAATACCACATTGTCCGGGGGGTTAAATAACCATACTGCAGGAACCATCTTATTAATATTGCTCGGCCTTTTGGTAAGGAATAAGAATATTAAATTAGGGTAGCAGCCTTCACCAATGTTAAAAAACAATTCGTTCCTCAGGTCGCCGGTGGTTAAACCAAGCTTCACCCCTTTATGGTCTATCAGTGGCTTTGACTTTTCAAAGATATCACACATGGAACTCATAAAAACCGTTTCTACCACACCCCTGTCCGCTGCTTTAGCTTGCAGCTTACTAAGGGTAGGCAGTGCGCTTTTAATCGCTTTACGGGGCACCCCTTCGCCCCACAGGTCATTTTTATACCGGGTGTCACTTAAGTGTTCAGCATAACAGTTATCACAACCTGCATTTACCTTAGTGCAGCCCCACCACAAGTTCACCGTATGATCTGTCCATTCTATTTTCGTATTCTCTGCCATCGTTTAGTTATTTTGATCTTTCCAGTTAAAAATAAGTAGTAGTAAAAGTAAAACCGTAAAACACATCATTGTTCTGCTGTTTGGTGGGTGTAATTTAAAACGCTGCTGAGCTGGTACTGCAGCCGCTTAACCGTTTCTTTCACTGGTATAGCATCCAAGCCCTTCCAGTAAGCCGGGGTTCGCATAGCCTTCCAATCAGCCAGCGTAAACCCACAGGTAAGTTTATAAAGCTTTGCATCTAAGGTGTTGCCCTGCTTTACCATAATGCTGTAAATCCTTTGCTCGTCGGTGGTCATGTTACTCCTCCTCATTATCATATTTTTTGGCAACATTAAGGATGAAATTACGCTCCCTCTTTTCCCTGCTTAAAACACCCTGGTACTGCTGTTCGTCTATTATTTCCAATATAGCATCCTCCACAATCTTTTCCATCGCTGTGGGTTCAATAGCATCAACCTCCCAGGATATATCACCAAATTGTTCAACATACCATTTAGCACGGGGGTCAGTAAGCTTTGCCGGGTTTGGTGGTGGGTTAAAATCCTCTATCTGCTCCATAGTCAAGCCAATAGGCTGCACCACAAAAAGGTTATTTTCTATTATAAACTGCTGGTTTTTTAGCCTGTTATATTCTAGCATACACTTAGCAAACTTAGTGTAGGAAGATTTTTCACCGTTGTTATATGCAATAACATACTCAGCAGCAGCCAGCCACTCATCGGGCATAGCTTGCAAGTCATTATCTAGCCACCACTCAATAATCTTACCCCCAATTAAGGTTCCGTCATCAGTATCTAAAAGGTCACCGGCTGCTAAGAAAAACATAATCCTGCTGTAAATATCCCGCACCATATCCAGGCCAGAAGGGTCATGGTCACCAAAGTATAAAACAATAACTTTTTTACCTTCATTTATGTAGCCTGCAAAACGCTGGTAAGCCTTGTGCATAGCACTGGAACTAGAGTAGCCTTTGTTCACAACCAAATTAACATGAAACTTGGTGGTAATGCGCTTTAAAATGCCACTTATAGCATCCTTCTCAGTCCACACCTCAATAACAGTGTCCTGCCCCTGCTGCCTGTTGAGCCGGTAATGGCTGGCAGTATCATCGAGCGCATCTTTAATACTATGTACCCAATAAGGCAAATAAGGTACCCGGCCACGGTCTTCAATTGCTGCCCAATCTACTTTCCCGGAATACCGGAGGTCGTCTAAAATGCTGCTTAGCTTGCTGTATACTTTATCATGGTTCGGTATATAGTCAGCAGCTACCAATTGATAATAAAGCTGCCTCAAAGTAAGCCGGTAACCCAATGCAGCATATCTTTCAACAATTGTAATAATCTGGCTGCAGACTGTTGCTTTATCAGCAGACCATCGCCTGCCTGCGCTTAGCTTTATGTTTATTTCACCGTCTAGCTTTCGCGCTTCAAATGCTTCTTTCATCGTTTGTTTGTTTTGGTGGTGCCTGCCCGGTAGCCAGGCAGGCACCTGTTGTTTATTCTTCCTTCTTTGGGGCTTCCAATAGTTCTATCTTTTCACCCGAAAGCATACCTGCTTTTCGTATGTCACCACCTTGCTTTAGGTAATTGTGGACTAACTCCAAATTATCTGTTCCAATATTAGGTATCAAAGACACCACGGGAAAGACACTTTTGCTGCCTGGCTTTTGGCTTTTAACCTTAGCCACAGATATGTCAAAAGGGATGTTAATAATTGTACCGGCTGCTTCTTTGACATTATCAAAAGCCTGCACTATTTGCCCGATGCTGCTTTTACTGCCCCTGGTCTGGAAACGCCACAGGCCAAAGACACCACGTATGGCAGGGATGATAAAGTGCAGCGTCAACACCACAGACCATTTTAATTTATGCTCAGCAGTATAATTTTTAATATAAGCCTTATCATTATCAGCATTATATTTTTTATACTCCCCCTTTTCAGGGTGCTGCTCATTGGCTTCAAACAGGTAAATATCAACACCATTCCCATAGCCAGCCCTCCGGCCTTCCGGGTCACGGGCATCATACTCCTCTAAGCAGCTATGCCTATTGTCGTCGGTGGCAAATATTATTTGAATCCTGTTTGGCTTATCACCAAATTCGTTGAAAAACATCTGCGCATAGTCACCGGTAGCCTTAAAATAATCCAAACTAACAGGGTATTCACGGCCACCTTTACCCTCTTTTTTTTCACCTATTTTAATCTTCCCAATTAAGGGCAGGGGTAGTGATGCTGTAGGTGCATTCCTTTTTATTCTACCAATCTTTTCGGGTTCCATATTATTGGGTATTTGTATGCCTGTTAGTAATAATTTCCTCCATCGTTACGGTCTGGTAATTGCCCTGCAAATCCGGTGCAGAAAAATCTATTACCCCACTAACGACGGTTTTTTTAGACGTCCCAATTTGGTTGTCAATATAATACAGCTCACTAAGTAGTTCTAACTTCCTTTGTGACTGCTTACCTGTCTGGTCAGTCAAAATATAACCGGGGCTTGAACGCCAATCTTTAGGTCTTAAATTATAAAGCTTAACCGGGGTATCAGCAAACTCAGGGAAGTTTTCTTTAAAGGCAGCCTCATAAAAGCTAAGCTGTATTTCATGCGCAGTATAGGTACCTTTCCTGCCCGACTTAAAATCCACTATTGCATGGTACTCAACTTTCCCCTTCGTCAATTTTACATCGCCCTTTTTGTAGTGTCCAGCCCTTGTCGTCTTATACACTTCACCAAAGTCACCATATTCATCAACCTCAATAGTGCCAAATAAATCCATCGTGCCCGCTGTTTTTAGCCTTTTGCAGGCTAATGGCATTTCAATAGCTATAGGCTTAAAATTGGTGTCAATAAGGAACTGCACAAAGCCAACAGCATCCTGCTTTAAATCACGGGTAAACTCATTAAAAATGCTGGTAGTTAATTCCTTTTCTTTTTCATCAAAGTAAGCAACGGTTATTTCCGGGATGCTGTCAAAATCAAACGTTGACTTTTGCAGGTATTGCTTCATAATCTTTTCAAAAATTATGTGCATTATCGTGCCGTATGTCGCCCGTTCTTCTTTGTATTCATCAGCGTCCTCACCCTTTTGCATGAAGTATTTTATAAGCCCTATGCCCGTTGGCGTTGTTGCTTGGATTAAGGTAGTAACCCCGGCATAAAAGTCAATAACAGGCTCACCATCTTCCGTATATGTAACGGTATAATAACACCTGTTACCACCAATATCCACCCGGTACATCTGCACGCTTGGCAGCCTTAAAGCGTCCTCATCAAAATATAAGGCCATCGCCTGCTCTATGCTTAAAGCAATAGGCTCGGCACTGTTGTTTTCTGTTTGCATTTTGTTATTGTTTGTTGAATGATCAAAATAGTTAACCGGGCTTAATTGCTGCGCTCAGCAACAGCCTTTTCCATCTTAGTGGCTTCCCGTTCCAAATATTGTAAACTGCGCTGCACCACTATTGCCAGCAGCTTGTCACGGTTTATACGTGTGCCCTCATGGGCATGGTAAGCTTTTTGGTAATTGGTAAGATGGTCAATAAGCACTAAAGGCATTTTAAGGGGGTAGCCTTTTGTTTTCACAAATAGCTCATCCAGTGTTAAGTTGGAATCAATTTTAGCCTGCTCGGCTGTGATCTCATTCGTTGTCTTTGGCATGGTAATAATGGTTTTTTTTAGGCTTAAAAGAGGCACCGCAAATGGTGCCTCCAATAACAAATCATAATCTCCAAATGAAAAAATGACGACCTAAAAGTTCTGATAAAGGTACGTTTTATAATAAAACAAAACAAGTATTTTGTTATAAAACTTTGTAGGTTTATTTCCCTGGCTTATAACTGGCAGGTGACAGCAGGTTTTGCACCCGGTTAATAAAGCACCAATTTTCATAACCCATTGGCTCATGGTACCGGCTGTAAACCATCAGCACCCCGTCTAGTGTTTTAATAGTATACACTGCATTATCTTTGGCTGCCCTTAACTCATTATCACTATAGGCAAGGGTGTAGCCTGCAAAGAGTAGTTCCTGGCTAACGTTGGTCGGGTTCATATCACTTTACTTTTATAAGGTTCTTAAGCTTTTTATTATTCATCACCCTGCTAAGGTCGCCACAGTTGATGCAGGCCATCAGCGTTTCATGCTGCTCAATTGTTAGCTCACTGTTTTCTACTAAAGTGTTAACCTCTTTTTTCAACACCTTTGCCGGTATCGATATCAGGTCTTTGCGCAGTGCAAACCTAAGCAGGTCATCGTCCGATTGTATGCTTTTGGTGTTGTAAGCTGCCACAGCAGCATATAAGGTTTCACGGTTAATCAGTATCATTCGTTATCTCTTTTGTGGTGCTTAATACAGTCCTCTGGATTGTCAAAAATTAAGCCCCGGTTAACTAAGTTTAATTTATAGCCTGTAGCCTTTGTAATGCGCACAAACAAGCTTCTATCACCTGCTAAGTGCATATACCCGGCACACTGCTTAAGGTCGCCCTCGTCGCCCCCTATGGTCTTATGGCAAACAAAGCTTTCGCTTTCCAGTATCTCAGCCATACGCTCCCCACCAAGCCAGCCAGGTAAGCAGTCCTTTCGCATCGGGCAATTACTGCAGGGGGTTGTCATATACCTTTTCATTATCGCTTTAGGTTTGTATGGTATTGTTTAAAATGGTAAGCCACGGGTTTCGTCATCACCATAGGCATCGGCGACCTGCTTAATAACAATATAAAAAGCAGCAGCCTGCCTCAGTGTACCCGGTAAAAAGAAAAGCCAGTTATAATACTTTTCCATCGCATTAATAATTGGGTCATTATCACTGCCAAAATAAAGGTTATCCATATAGGTTTCCCGGTACTGGACAGCACCCTGTAAAATGTACCCCTGCAGCTCTACTATTTTTTTGCCAGGTTCACCAAGAAGGTGCAGGGCATCGTTGGCCTCTAGTTCTAGCTTTGCGATACCTGGCATAAAGTCATCAACAAAGTCGCCAGGGCAGCCGTTCATTGGGTCATTTAAACAAGTGTTCATGTTTTCAATAGCCTCTATTAATTGGCTGTTAAGTTTCAATGCTTTTAGTAAATTTTTCATCGCTTGTTTGTTATGCTTAATTGTTAAAATGGTGCCCCGTTGTCGGCTACCACTGGTCGGGTTCCTATTGGCGGGGCACCTGTTGTTTACCGTTGCCCTTTAATAACTTTCTTAATCTTTCCACCCCATATATCAACAGCCACAACGTTACCCGCTTTATTTTCATACACACCGTGTATGCACCCATTATCGTAAGCTTTGCGGAATGGCTTTTTAAAGTTTGAAAGGTTTTCAAAACGAACAACCTTTTCGCTGTTTTTGCTTTCGTGAATTGCTACAGTTTGGTCTTGCATCTTTTTAGGTTTTATGCCTTTCGGCTTTGTTGTTAAGTATAACGTAAAGGTAATGTTTTATTATAAAACTTCCAAACCTTTTATAATAAAACTTTAAAATAAATTAAAAAAGGCTGCACCGGTTTAATGGCGCAGCCTTTGTACTTTGCTTGTGCTGGTGTGCTTACTCTAGCACAGCCTTTTTATTTTTAAAAACCTTCCACACTTCTTCCTTTGTAATGGGGTAATCCTTAAGCTTATCAACACATGGCTCAGGGTCGCCCGTATACCAGCATTCGTGATTTCCAAGCTCCCGCAGGATGATGGCCTTTTTGCCATTTTCTTCCATATCCTGTGCAATAGCCTCAACGTATATCTTATCAAGGCCATCAGACAGCTCCTTTGCCGTTTCTTTAGGGCACAGTAAACCGGCACCCATGTTATAATATTTTACACCCTCTACCCTTTTTTCCTCAAACTGCTTTCGCCCAAAGGCAAAAAAGGATCCGGTCTTTTTAAATAAAGCTGTCTGCTTGTCGCTCATGTAATCGCTCAAATATTTCATTGTTATTGTTTGTTATAATGGTTAAAAATTATTCTTCTTCCTTTAGTGGTAACCGGCACTCCACCCAAACCGGGTCAAAGTTTACGGGGTAGCTGCACCAACCCCCACGCACACCAATGGGGTTAAAAGTGATCATATCCCAGGTGTGTCCATCTGCTTTATTGGTGGCTGTTATGCCTGTTATTTTGCCGGTGGCTGCCAGCATGGCAAAAGACATTTTCTGTTCAAAGGTGTCAAACATTGGGTGCCCGCAAGCACTGTGAGCCGAACCCGGTATTGTTTGCCGGTGTCTGCACGTATAGCAGTCATTTTTCTTGTTAGCCATTTTGTTGGTTGTTTGCTGTGGTAAATAATAGCTCAGCCAGGTCATTAATAAAGTCCTCATCGTGTTTAGCCTGCACAAAATCATCTTCACTCATGGTACCGTATAGCCAGGCATCCCAAAGTCGAGTACAGAAATACAGGTCATTATCAATAAACCCCTGTGCAGTATCTTTATAGTGCTGCTGCACATCCTGTGGCTGGTCTTCAAATTTTAAAGGCATGGTCTATTTGTTTTGCTTGTTAATATTAAGCACCTGCTCCACTATCCTGTCAGTGGTGCATTTCGGCCTTGTGCCTATTGTTCCATCTGTTAGCTGGTAGCAGTAACGCTTAGCCTCATCGTGGTACTGGTGCATCGTTTGGCCCCATTCCAGCAGGGAGTAATACAGTACAACACCGGTAATTTCGGCCATGTCTGTAATCCCGTGGAATTTTATAAATGCTGCTGCATTGCTTGTATAATCTGGCATTTTCATTTTGCTGTTATTTGGTGGTGGTGCCATAGCGCAGGCACCACCGGGTTTATTATTTATTTTACCCCCTAATGGCATCAATCATTTCCAGCAGCTTAGCGTTAATCGGTACCATATTGCTATCGCTGCCATTAACATAGAAGGCCTCTTGGTAAATATTAATCCATGCCTTGTATGACTTATGGTCAATCCTTGCAACGTGTGTCCGGTGGCCATTGGCCGGGGTTATTTTCCAGTCAGGGAATAGTTCTTGCAGTTGTTCAATCTTGTTATTTTCCATTGTTATTGCTGTTTAAAATTGTTCGATAATATTGTTAGTATAAGTTGAGATCGCTGCACCACGCTTGCCACTTTGCAGCCTGGCCACATCACAGAACCACACCTGGCCGGGCTTTAGTGGCCTGCCTGTGCCTTTTACTTTTATTATTGTATGTGCCGGGGCTGCTGTTACAATACGGCTTACTATTTCCCCGTTCGTCTTAGTAAACTTAATAAGCCGGTACTCGCTACCAAATTTTTTCATTTCATCCCAAGCGTAATACATCGCCTCGGAAAGTGTCAGGTCTTGGTTGTGGCGTAATATTTGGCGGGCAAATACTGCCACCTTGCGCATAATATCAATCCGGTTAAGTTTTACCGGTGTAGCACCTTTAAATATTAAGTTGTGGTTAAAAGCTGTCATTTTGCTGTGGTTTTGTTTGTATCAATTTGCACCTACTTGCTAAGTACCCCACAAATATATAGTTTTATTATAAAACTTCCAAACCTTTTATAATAAAACTTTATTTTTATTTCGGTAGCTCGATTATTATTTATATTTTTGACCTGTTATTGTTTGTATCTCTTAATAGTTAACAAGCTGCATCCCCCCGGTGCAGCTTTTTTTTTGGCATAAAAAAACCCGGTGCTATTAACACCGGGCAAAACAAACAAAACAAAATGAAAAAACTTACTTCTACCTTCTTATGAAAGCCGTGAACCATTATAGCCGGGCTGCAGGTAGTTCTTTTCCAGCCACTCCGGGTCAATGTCCTTACCCTCATCTATTACCTTAAAAAAGGCCAAACGCTCAGCCTCTAGCATTTCAGTAACAAATTTAATGTACTCCTCCGGGCTTTCGTTACACCTTTCACCTGTGCGAAAATAAACCTTTTTCACCACAATGCGCAGTGATTCTATTGGCGGGTCTAAATACCTTTCGTTTTTAGCCAACTTAAGCCCCTGTTCCACATAGAGTGCCGTCTGGCTTACCATGTCCGGCCCACAGGCTACCCAATGGGGGAAAGGGGTACAAAGGTGTTCAGGCAGCTCAAAGCCCTTTGAACCGAACGGCCCCCAATCGATAACCACAATATTCATAAAAGCCTTACCATAAGGCAGCAGGGTTTTGCGGCCATACAGCAGCCAGGCATGGACAATAAATACAGCCATGGGCACAAGGATAGCAAAGGCATCCTTTTCCTTTGCCGTAAACTTCATGCTATTAAACTTCATATCGTGTGGCAGGGCTACCAAAACTAAGCTAATAAGGGCATAAAATATAGCCAGGTTATACCAGGTCTTCGGATTTGTGTTTTCCATCTTCTTCAATATTTTTTCCAGCGTTAAATAAAAAGTATAGCAGTGCAGTCGTGCCAACCACAACAGCCAGCAGCACACTAAGCAATATTACAGCATCCTGCCTGTGCCTGGCAAATGTAATAGCCTTGTCTAACTGCAGTATAGTTAAGTAACAGGTAAAACCCATTGTAGCCACCACAGCCATTGCAGCCACCACGGCCCCGATAAGCGTAGCCTCCACAACTATTACCACCTTCCCCTCAGGGTCAGTCATAAATACGCTCCGGTGGCCCCTGCAGGCATTACAAGCCCCTCCCCCGCATTCTTTTTGGGGTGTTTTGGGGTGCATTTGGGGTGTAAAAAGAGGTTTGTACCCTTTCATAACTTATTGATTTACAACAAAATGAAAAGAATACAGGGTAAAATAAGGGTTAACTAGCATTCAAAAGCCTCTTCCTCGGTGGGGGAGTGGCTGTTTTCGTCAATATTCAATTCCTTCAAACGTATGCGAACCATCAGCCTGCAGGCACCACCATAGGTTTCAGCCCAACTTATCTTCTTACCAAAAGCCTCAGCGATTTTTACGTTCGTAGCCTTTAGCAATACCATCGGGCGAACGTCAATATAGTTTTGCCGGGTGCGCTCAGTGGTAAAGCCTTTCAGTTTGATAACATACTCATCAGCATCGCTCCACGCTGTAAGGTTTGGTGTCTTATGCTGGCCATCATACCTGGTAAAGCCCCAAGCACCATCAGCCTGCTCATCATTAAGCTCCTCCTCGATATAACTGGCATACTCAGCAGCCTTGTTAATTTTAGCCTCACCGACCTGCAGGGTCTTGACATTATCCTGTGCTGCTGCCTGCTGCTTTGTGGGTGCTGGCTTAGGTTCTGCTTCTTGCTGCATGTAAGGTGAGGGAGTATTATCCCACCGTGCCACATGGATGAGCCTAAGCAGCCACAGCACCCCAATAACAACAAAAGAAAGTAAGCCTAATATAAATCTAACCATCGGTCAAGGTTTACGTATTGACCTCATCACACCCATTTCAACAGCCACAATCATAAAGGTCATACAGGTTTCCCAAACAAATAAATCTAAACCTAGTGCAGCCTCGAAAACGATAAACTGCAAAGCTCCATAGATGTATTTAGCCACCTCAGCAGTATCAAACCGGTCAATCCTGCAGTACATTACCACAGCTCCGACACCGGACATGATACCTAAGTAAAAGAAGGTAATCTGTGCAGCGGCAAACTCGTCGGCAAGTGAACGGTCGGCGATCACAGCAAATGCAACACCATCCAAAACGATAAGGCTAAAGACAACCCAAACGACAAGCCAGTTCGCACTCAACTTAACCTGCAGGTCAGTCGGCGGCGCTGGCACTGGCTTTGGCTTTGGCACTGGCCACCGGTGCGAATTTGGCTTTGGCTTTGGCACTGGCTTTGGCTTTGGCACTGGCCTTGGCTTTGGCTCCGGTGATGGCTTTGGCTCCATTTCTGGCTTTGGCGTATTGCCAACGACAAGCGACAAACCTAGTGCCTCAGCAGTAGCTTCCGTAAATGGGCTATCCTTATAGTGTGGTACGCTTTGGTCAAGCTTTCCGGTGGTCTTAGCGTATTTCACCTTCTTAGAAAGTGCATTCCAGCTAGGTAAACCATACAACTCAAAGGCTGTTGCTATTGTCATTTCTGTTATCATTTTTGCTAAATTGGTGTAATAACGTTAATGCAATAGTACGACAAGGCGATGATAATTGCAAGTGTGCGATATAAAAAGTATTTTGCCCCTGCTAAATTGGTGGTACTCACACCCCTTCCTTTTGGGGCTGTTATCATTAATTATTAAGGGCTGCCCACGGTTAAGTGAGCAGCCCATTTTTTTATGTTCTAGCTTGTTTAAAGTTGGCGACAAAGCACCTTTTTTGGCTTTGTCGCCATGCCAATCCCATCCAACAAACTTACTCTTTTGGCGTGGCTTCGATTAGCTTTTTACCTCCTTTGAAAAGGAGGTCATAGATGCCAATGGCAGAAAGGAAAGGAAAAATATATTGCCACAGGCTGCCGAAGCCAAAACTGACAGCGACAATAGCCAGGACAGCAGCACCGGCCAAGACGACAAAAATAAAGGGCACTTTGTCGCCCTTAAGCCCCAAAGGTTTCGCTACAAAACCCCACAGGATAGTCAGGGCACCGAAAATAACTTGGTGCAGGTTAAGCATCCCCGGTAATGTAACACCGTCCGGAAACGGCCCATCGGCTACCCCTGTGGTATCAATAGGCACCTGCCCAAATAGTGGCAGCGTCAATGCGACAAGCAATAGCAGCATCATTAGTGCTGCACGCTTTTTAAATTCGAAAATTTTGTTAATCATCGTAAAAGCTTTTTAAATGGAAAATTTATTTGTTTGGGTTAAGTCGGTCTTTGATAAACTTCCAAATATTGACGCCTGTGACGGCTTCAATATTTTCGATGTTTGACCTAAACTCAGTTATACCTATAGCAAAGGCAGTGACATAACTTATCGGTATTTTAGGCATAAAGACAATGCTCATCCCTTCACTTGCTAGGATTGCAATAAAATATAATACTATCTTTTCGACCGTCCTGCGCAGCCCTTTTGAGCTTATCGTTTCTTCCCTGTGCCTGGCAGCCATTGTGCCGGTAAACAAGTCACAAACAACGAGGAAAACGGTAAACAAAAGAAAAGCAGAAATAGGGATAATAAAAGCCATCAGCCAGCCAGCCATCGCGGAGAGGTAACCAAGTACCCACTCCGAGGTCAACAACTTGTTCATGGAAAAATTTTTTAGATATGATGAATTCTTGTACGTGCTGTCCATGATGGTAATGTTTTTAACCTCTCAAAGCTTTTGTTTGCTGGCTGGATTGACAATTATTTGCACCCTTTAAGGATGCGCTTAAAAATATTACACCGCTTTTTCTTTTCCTTCGCTTTAGCTGTATAATAGGCTGTCACAGTACCATAACCGGTATCGGCATTCATTACCACCACCCCCTCACTATTGGTAAAGCTGGTAATGGAGGCCGATGCCCGGTTGAATTCTGATTGGTAGCAGTTCTGCCCACCGGTGTCGGTACCTAATAGCCAGGTAATTTGCGCCCCTATGCCTGCGCTCTTGGAAGCGTATTCATAAAACTGTCCAGCCCAATAAGCTGTAAGACAGTGCCCCCACTGTGGGTCAGCAGGCACAACCATATAAGTCCTGCTAAAGTAGGTGTCACTCCATTCGCTGTTATTATCATACACTGCATTGGTGTTGCCTAAGCCAGTGACGGTGATATGTACCTGGTCGAGCTTTATTTCCGAAAAACTAGTGGCTACCGTATTCTTGTATTTCATTTTTGCCCCATCCATATTATAAGTTAGGGTGCTGGTAAAGGTAGGGGGTGCCGGTGGCTCCGGTTCATCATCTGGCTCATCGGGGTTCTCCTCTATATTAAGCACATATTTTGCAACAGGGTAGCCGTAGCCGGTGGCTATATCTTTTCCAATTGGTGGCACATCAACAGCACCATCTGTCATCCTTTGTTTAACCTGTGCAAGTGTTAACTCAGGCTCCACAGCCATAAGGTCACAGGCTACCCCTGCCACCTGTGGTGTAGCCATAGAGGTTCCTGAAAATACTGTATAGCTATTATTGGGCTGACAGCTATAGACGGAAGTACCTGCACCACTGATAACCACCTCCGGCCCTTTTGATGTATAGGTGGCAGGCACCACCGTCGCCCCCTGCTCCGTCAAAGCTCCTACCCCTTGTGTATAAATGCTCCTGCCAGGATATTGCACCGGGCTGCCACCTGTATTGCCTGCAGCAGCATAAACGATAACCCCCTCGGCCTCTAGCTGACTCAGGGCGCTATCAACTATATCACTATCGGACGAACCGCCTAAGCTTAGGTTAACAGCGAATTTCGTATATCCAAGCTGTCGCAGTTGTGGTATTATTTGCTTGGCATAAAACAGGGCACTGGCTACCCATGTGTATTGACCACTCCCTGCATCGGTTAACGCTTTAAGAGGGATGGCTGCCAGTTTTTTACCTTTTGCAAGTGGTGAACCGGTGCCTAAATTCAATCCCTGCTTATAACCTGCAGCGATGCCCGCAACATGGTGAGAGTGTTTACCCTGGTTAACCACTGTTTCACCGGTGAAGGTTTTGGCAAACTGTGGCAGCCAGTTAATATCATCGTGGGTATAACCACCACAATCATCGACAATGAAAATTGCAACCTTTGTTTTTTGCTTTTGCTCAATGTAGCTGAAAGCCTCATCGATGCCATGCAACTGGAAACCCCAATTACCATTAGCAAGCTGATCAAAGGTAGGCACCTCCATTATCCTTTCGGTAGCACCAAAGGTAAAATCATAGCCTTTTTCTAGCTCACTGGCAGCAAACTCCTCAGCCTGGCTTACAGCATCACCATAGCTCCGTGCATCAACCCCAATGGTGTAATACTGCGCAAAAGAAACCACCCACATAAACATGAGTGATAACAATAAATTAGTTTTTCGTAACATCCTTCAAGTGGTTTTATTAATCCTGCTTTTCAGCAGGATAAAATTTATAATAGCATTCTTTTTTAAGCTGCACAATGTTTTCAACCTTAAAAACCTTAGCACCTAAAAGGTAGGGGTTCACCTGCCCGGCAAGCTGTGCCGGTGTTGGTACCTTTTTGCCAGGCCAATCAACCCGGTGCTGCAGTGGGTTTGTGTATGCGGTAAACCGGGAATCGACATCGATCAACGGGGGGAAATTGCCAATAGGTGTTTCCGTAACCACAGTATCAGCAATAACCTCAAAGGTGGTAAACGTTACCGGGCAGACAAAGACTTTATTTTCATTAAAAGTGTTAAGGTCGGCAAAGGCAAAAGACTCCGGTAGTGGCTCATTTTTAACCGTTTTATATGCCAGGTAACCACCAACAAAAAAAACAGCAAATGTTAAAACCCAGATAATAATTTTCGTCATAAGAATTTTATTTTAAGCATTTTTCGAATATCTGCCCATTGGCATAATTCCCGTAAATAACAGCGTTTTCTTTTCCGCAATAGTTATCTAATATAAAGTCATACGCCCTGCTATTCGCAAGGCTATTACCTGTAAAGGTTATCGCCATTGCATTTATCGGCAATGAGCCTCCGCTTAAGGTGTTACACACAAAGTCAATATAGGGTGTGTGCCTTACATCAATCTTACCATCGGAAGTACGATTATTCCTGAAAATTATGTAATCCTCCACCTCTAAAACCATGCCCCCGTTTTCAAAATAGTTGTCTGTTAGGCTTACTGACCTTGCGCTGGTAAGCTCTATGTTTAAAAGCTCATTGCCTTCAATTTGGGTATTACTTATATCAATCTTTTTTGGGCTTCCTTGTATGCCTATTTTATTGCCCCGGATTGAGCAGCTTTGAATGTGGTGGTTGTTACCCGTATTAACATACTTTATTCCCGCCTCAGTACACCGTAAAATACTGCAGTTTACGATTGTCGAGTGTATTGCACCTTTGCTGCTCTCATTCCCAATTATAATGCCAAAATCTGAGAAATTATTAGCAGCAAAGGTGCAGTCCTCTATCCATGTCCATGTGCTTCTATTTGTTTGCAAAATAGCCTTTGCTTTGCTTTGCAAACTAAATGTAATGCCTTCAATCCTTATGTGTTCTGCATAGGCATCCCTTCCGGCGACCAATATAATGGCCGCCGTATCGGCGTTATTTGGGTATAACATCAACTCGGTAAAACCATCACTTTTAAACTTTATATTGCCTGGTATTACTAAGTTTTCCTTAACCACATATCTTCCATCTGGCAGTATAATAGCTCCACAGCCTTTATCTTTACTGCACAGCTCAATTTTAGCGTTAAGCCCTGAAAGCACAGGCAATTCATTACTATTTACCTCATTAGTGCAGCTATATAATAGCACAGCTAACAGGCATAATAAAATACTCCTTAAAAAGCTCATCGTTTTTTTGTTTTTAATGTATAGTTATATGCGCCTTAAGCACATCACCACTTTCTAATGTAGCACCTGCAGAAACAGTAACAGTGTCGCCAATTGTATCAACACTCATTGTAAATAGTTTTTCTGCGTTGTCTATCGAGCCGGAAACAATTTCAGCAACACTGACTGTCACCACTTCTGTGCCATCCAAATCAAATCCAGGTGTAAAAACTACCGTCTGGCTGTCACCAACACCCCCCGTGATAGTACCATTTGCAGCATATAGCACGCCTCCACCGCCACCACCCGATACAGCAATAGTTATTTCATTGGTGCCCACATTTTCAGTGACAGTAGTACCTGCCCCGCCTACAATTGTCACGGGTGTGGAGCCGCTGGTATTACTTACTATCGTTGCTGAGTTACCACCACCTGCCCCGACTGTTAAGCTGCCTTCGTTTGTTACGCTGGCATCTGTTTCACTTGTTAGGAAATTGCTGTCGTTTGTTAGTTGCGATGTCAATGTGGGTAAATCTGTTGTCCTTGCGATACCGAAGTTTGTCGATACGCCACGATAAAAAAGCTGCTGCAAGTCCGTCCGGTACCAAATGCCTCCCGCCGCTGGTGATGAAGGGTGGGAAGATACACCCGAAAGCCTTATACCTGCTGTGGTTCCAGAGGCACCAAACGTCTGTCTGGCCGTGAATATTTGCTGTAGATTGAGCGATGCAAGTGCCCCACTTAATGGCAGTGTGACCGTGCCCGTTCCTGCCACTGCTGGTGCATCTAATGTAAGTGCCCCACTGGTTAACCCTGCTATCCTTAGCTTACCAACATTACCAGCCGTTCCAAATGTCTTTGTACCTGTGATAGTTTGCCCACTAGCAAGTAACATATCACCAGCAGGTGCAAGTAACTCCATGACACCGGATGTCGAATTGTATGTTGGCACAAAGCCGTTAAAAGCCGGGTTAATCAGCCCCCTTCTAGGGAAGCCCTCGAAAAGGTCTTCGAGCCTGCTTGGTCGGTGGTAAGTCTGGTCTTTGTAGGTTCTATACATTGCCTGCCCTGTTAGGGTGTAGGCGTAATTGTTAGGGTGATTCGTAATACCTAAGTCATTGTCGTATAACCTTTCATCACTTGCGAAAATAGGCAATACACCGATGTTTGCAGTACCATTTAAAAGGCTGTCAATCTGCTTCCAAGGGGTATCTGTCATCGTTTCAATGAACGGTGAAAATACCATACTTGCATTATCGTCAATCCGAGCGTGTGTGCGCAAGTTTTCCAAAACACCTGCCCACTTCTGCAGCCATTCGTTATCGGTATTATTATCATACTCACCCTGTTGTACGAAAATAACTTTGGCTGAAAAATCTGCTGGCATAGCATCAAGCTCAGCCAATAGGTTTATCAAACATTCGTTATCAGTACCGGATGGCCCTTGGTCTCCAGGCTCCACCGTCCAGCATCCGACTCCCCTTGTGCCCGTCGCAGACCACATATATCTAATGGTGTCCATAGGTTCATCTATAGCCCACTGCTGTGCGATAACCCACTGCGCTGAGTTACCACCCCCGTTCGGGAAAGCGTTGTTTAATGGTGTAGCCGTTTCAAACTCATCAGTCAAGTTTTGCCACACCTTTACCCTGTCACCCTGGTATTTTATTTCATAAGGCCCTTCGGGGTTTGCGACAACTGCCCGACTTTGCCCGGTCATAATAAAATCATTGTACTGCCCTAACTCGCTAACGTTAGCAACAGAGGAAAGGTCTGTTGCGTAATTAGTACCCGGCGCTGCTACGCTAGTCGTCAACGTCTTGGTGCCCGGGTCATATACTGCACCGGTGGCAACACCATCAGAAGCCCCCCCTGCAATAGCCTCAACAGCCGTCTCGATGGCTTGAAAAGCCTGTCGATTGTCGACATTGTTTGGGATAATATTACCGGTAAAGCTCCCCAGGTTATCAGATAATACAGGCATACCTGAAAGGTTAATTAAAGATGCCTGTATTAAGTCCAGTGCCGTAATGTTAGCAGCCACCTCCTCAAAGCCGTTTTGTGCATTGGTGGTGGCTGGTAGGTTTGGTATTGCGTCCACGGTCACATCAACTGCAGCACCACTACCCCCACCGCTATTGAGGCACCCATTAAGGTAAGCAAACAAAGCGTCAACGTCAGCAAACTGTGGCACCTTGCCAATGCTAAAGACAGCAGAGCTACCACGTGCCCCCGTAAGCATAACCGTTGTGCCATTGGCCTGCATCTTTATCGGTGCATAGAGCTTGCTTTCAGGCTTTGAACGTGAACGAACATAAACACCGGTAAAGGATTCATCAATTAATATTCCCCCGGCATTATACCTTAAATCCTGCGCTACCACACAATCGATAGAAATTGGTGATATAGTATGGTTTACCTGTTGGCTAAAAGCATTAAACCCCAAAAGGAAAACGCTACAAATAAGCAATAGAAACCTTTTCATAATCAAATTAAAATTTAACATAAAAGGCCTCCCCTAAAGCAAGTCAAGGAAGGCCTCTTTATGATTTAAATAACCACCTTTATTGAAAATTTAAACGATAAAATCCGGGTAACAGCCTGTAAGGGTTCCATCGTAGATACCGAGGCTGATTTCTGCTTTACCGATCAAATCAATCGTTACTGTAAAATCATCACCCTCGGTGACGTTTACCAAATTGTAAGCCACACCATCAGCAGCCAGGGCAACGATGATAGCAGCTTTAAAGTCCAGTGCTTCACCGGTAGCAAAACCAGCACCGGTTCCAACTGCAGTTCCAGCAATACCATTAATCGTCAAATCGCCTGCATCGGTATCCAGCGGTATGTTAAACGAATAACTGCAGGCACCGGCCATCGTGCATTTCTCGGTGAAGGTTTTCGAGCCACCGTTAATGATAACGGACTTTAGTGGTGCTTGGCCGATAACGTGGATTTCATTGGCCACCACCTGCACACCCTTGTAATTATCTTCATAATACGGGTCATAGCCTGCTGAGCGCAGTGCCCCGGCTATCGCCATCCGTATTTCCTTTGGTGTGTTGGCTGCTGCAAAGGCAAAAGCCGTATCGACACCATTCACCTCAATGGTTACTGAGGTGACGTTTGTTACTGCTGTGCCGCTGGTAGGCAGTGCCACGTATTTGCAGGTGTTTAAATCACCACCACAGCACCCCATTTCGGAGGTGTGGGTTACTAAAGTGTTACCTTCTGACGCATCTGGTACGGCAAGTTTCTTTACTGACATCTTACTTAATTTAAGGTTAGAATTTCCTTACCGTCGATACGACGATAATGGTTTACAATTTCAAGCTCATCAACCCCTCCCCATTTTGCTAAAGGGCAGTGAGTGACCTCAACCCTTAGCTGTGCTTTTACATTGCGGTGCTTAAGCATCCCTGTTTTAACTTTCATAAAGCACAGGCATTCACTGCACTGGTCTGTCTCCTCCTTATAGCAGCCCCCTGCATTGGCTTCGCAAATGCTTAACCGCCTGGCCTGCTCAGCATCATCATTAAGCTTTTCAACTAGGAGGAACATATTAGCACCACCCTCAGCAATCTTCTGGAATAGTTCAATGGCTTTTTTCATATACATCAAATGTACTTAACAACAGCCTGCAAAACCAGTGGCTACAGCAAACCCATTAAAGAACTCTTTATTATTCTTTAAAATACAACCTACGCCTTTTGCGTTTTGCAAAAGGTATACAATCAATCGTGCTACAGCTTTTGTTCACCTCCGGCACCACCGTAAAATCGCAGCCACCATCCTCCCCGCTATTGGTTTGCTCCACCATCCATGCCAGCATATTTTCCAGGTGTTCATCGGCATCCGTCCTGGCCTTGCGCTTAACCTGCTTAAACTCCCCCTCATTTACTGTCACCCTGCCAGTGCTATCGCTTACCTGTTTTGTGGCACCCTCACCACCGATGGCATAGGTGCTATAATCAAGGCTCGTTAAGCAAATTTCATAGGCCAGCCAGTACCGTAAATTCGTTTCCCATAGGTTTTGATAACACTGGCTTTCAAACTTTGGAGCCACCACCCAGCAGCCACCGGGGTCATCACCGGGGTTAACCTGGTTGTCAGCACAGGTAGAAATAAACACATTGCCATCATAGCACACGCTGTCGTCTATTTGGTAGGTGGCCTCTGCACTATATAAGGGGGTTTCAGAATAATCGCTTAAATCGGCTAATAATAAGCCGTAAAAACTTGTACCCAAATAGCACTTTCGGAAAAGTGCCTGCTCCTTGCGCTGTATGTGGTCGCAAACGTAGGCCACAGGGTAATCCGGGTGGACGAAACCATATTTCACTACTTCTGCTGCTGTTATTATTGTAGCCATTATTGTTCTAAGCTTTGCTGTGCTTCGGAATCTTCGGAAGTTTTCAAGGTTATCGGGCGACGGTAGCCGCCATCCTCCTGCCAAGCTTCCAATACGTGTTCATTGATTGGCGATATGCCCAAACGCTGACGGAAGAAGGCTTCATCTTCTTCGGTCGAAGTTATTGCACCGGCCCTTACAGCAGTACCATAAGCAGTTAGTAGGTCTTTAAACTCGCCTTCTTTTAAGGCCAGCAGCTCATCTATCGCGCTCGGTACCTCAACACCCAAACCGGCAAAATCTTCTCGCTCCTGCCACTTAGCGCATTCCGTAAATATCAAGTCCATGGCATCACGTACATAACCGCTATAAAAGCTTAAGACTGAAACACCCTTAACCCTGGCCTCAGCTATATAATTATCCTTACTAAAGCCCTCGGCCACTGCATTACCAAGCAGCCTTTCTGACCAACTATTATTCTCGATGATAGCATTACGGTGTATGCCCCCTACCGTCTTATAAAAGTTTTCGTTTGTGTTAAGCTTAAACTCATAGATAAACACCGGCTTTGCCCCATGTGGCCGGGTCATAAATAGGAATGTTTGCGGGTCATCGGATTCAGCCGTAAAGTTACGGTCAAAACGATCAGCTACACCCCCGTAGCCCTCATCAATAGCATCCTCATTATCGCGGGTAAAGCCATCGGTTTCAATATCATCATCCTCCACCTCCATAACCCCCTGGCCGGTAAAGTTTGCTGCTGCTATCTTGGTAAGATATTCACGCTCCTTAGCCTCGCTATAAATATCAATATAAGCACCGGCCCACAGTGGTCGCCCGTAATACTTAAACTTACCATTTTTGATATGAATAATGGTGCGCATGGTACCATCATCCTCCTGCGCATAATTGGGGTATAATGGCAGCACCTTTGGTTTATGCCTACGGAAATAATCATCGGTAAAAAGCTCCGATATAAGCACCATCATTGGCTCACCTTTAAGGGTAGCCCAATATTTACAATGCTGTGTCGGGTGGTGGTAAAAGGCTGAGCTTTTTACCCCTGCAGTAACAGTATGCACAAGCTCGACAAAGATGTTTCCATTGCTGGCCAGTTCCTCGTAAAAATCACAGGCTGCTTTTGTTATGGTGCCGCTTTCGTGCTTGATACTTTTTATAAATGCTGCATAATCCTTTTTAAGCTGTGGCTCCACCGGCTCATCATCTTCATCAATACGAAAGTCCGGGTCTTTAGCTTTTACAATTTCAAGCTTCTCACCAAATAGGAAAAACTTTATAGCGTTATGGCAGGCCCCTTGCGTTGGGCTTATAAACTTGGCAGCATCAAAAAACAACAGCAGGCCGTCGTTACTCACCTCATGCGTTCCTGCATACGGTATTAACGGCCACCTGCTGTATAAACGCCTGACCTTTTCCGGGTCTTTGATTTCAAGCCCAAAAAAATTATCTATATCTGCCATCTTAAAGGCCAGTGACTTACGCCCCGGCCTGCGCAAACGGTCTAATTTTGGGTTATAATCATTAAGCTCATCGGACATAAATAAGGCAGTTTTTTATTACTGTTCATTAGGGTAACCCTTCACTACTTTCATCGCCCTTGCTGGTAACCTTTACGGTAACCTTTACGATGATGTTGCTCCAATCGCCAGGTGCTTCCTCATACAAGTATTTCAAATCACTTTGGGTAGCACCACGGACAGACACCTCCATAGGTGGCCCGCCCTTAAGTGGTGTTACTTTTTCAGTGACCTTTTTGCCAGCCAGGTTAATCAACTCAGCAGGCTTCCCCGGCTCCCTGTTAATACGGGTGATGAGTTTTGGTTTTCTGGCTAAATGCTGTGCTAGTGCATACTCCGTTTTACTGCCCATTACAGCGCAAGTATATCAACTGCAGTTAAATCAGTTGTGTGGCTAAAAGAAGAACCCACATGGTCAATCAAGATAATAGCATTATCCTCATCTGCCCCGGTGTTGGTCTGTATGCTTGGGGTGATTTTTGGCTTAGTTTTGGGGAATTTAAAACCGGTGGCCGTTTTCTCAATACCCTGCACAAGTGCTGCACCAGAATTTAAAAAGTGGACAGCCACAACACAACAGCAATCTTTCACGCTGTTGCTGAACTTTACGATATCATTGCTGATGCCTGAATATTTGAACGATGCCTGCCCGGTGATGGTCACCTTCCGGTTCGTCCTGGCCGAGCTTTGGTTATAAAAAGCACTGTCATCATCGTCATAGATATACCGTACCCATGCCCCGATATTTGCCATTACAAAGTTAGTTATGATGTCATCGCCATCGAAAACAACATCCGTAATTTCATCGCAATCCACAATAAAACTTTCATAAATACCACCGTCTGCAGCTACGCAAGTCTGAGCAGAACTTAAGCTAATTAAAGTACACATAAGTTTCTATTTTTTTAAGGTGTAAACACCCCCTTATGCGGGGGTGAATACACGGCTTGCGTTAACGATATAATCCTCATTGATGATCGACGGACGCATCTTAAAGGTGGTGTCCATGTAGACTTTCCCCTTAAATGGTGCATCCAACCGTTGCAAAATTTGCAGCCCTAAGCCATCAAACTGGCTAAGGCCCGGCACATCATAACCCATAGCAAAGACACCAGGGGTGACAGCCATCACCCGGTAGGTGTTGATACCCAGCATTTCATCAAACTCCTGCCACTCATCCATGCAGACAATCATGTGCCCTTTGTAGCGCAGCACACCCCTCATCGGTGCAGTGCTGTCACAACCAACGGCTGCACAGTATTCACCGTTAAGGTAATACTGAAATTGCGCGTCCATGTGGTTCCACTGGATGCTAAGCTCCTGCTCGTACTTGGCAAAAATACGGGTATCACAAAGGATAACAGCACGCTGCATTCGTCCGTTTTGTGACGCATTGTTGCGCTTACTGAGCAGCTTCATCGCTGTATTCTGTGCGTTTATAACGCGGTCGAACACATCGGTAGCAGTACCAATAAATTGTGAACGGTCAGCCGATAGCTCAGCATCAAAGATGTCCACATTATATTGTGGGTGCCCCTGTGCTTTGTACTCATCGATCAGCGTCATCAAACCCCCGCACGCCTCCTGCTGGTCTTTATAGTCAGCCCACTCCTCATCTTCGACAGTATACCAATCATTAGTATCAGCCTGCTCGATGAGCGGGTGCTGGCCATAAAATGCAAGGTCGTAAAAGCTATTGCCCAAACCTTCATAAATACGGTTAACCATTTCAGCGAACAAAGCCTGCCCCTCAGGGGTGCTTAATAAGTCGCGCTTTTCATTGCCAGGCCCTAAAATGCGTTCTAAGCAGGTTCCATATAAGGTGTCCGGGCACTGCTCACCATTGTACTCAACAGCACACAAGTCAAACGACTTGGTAGAAAATTGGATTTTGCCTTTGCTAATCCACGTACACCCATTTTTCCGGGCAGTCAGCAGGTGCTTAGGTGTGCTTATGTTAGCAAATCGCACCTCACCATCACGACCGGCTTGCTGGAAGGTAAATAGGCCCATCTCGTTGAGCAGTATGTTGCTCTTTACAATCGAAATGCCCTGAAAAAAATTAAGTGCCGCCTCAGTGTTTAACGTTAAATAACGTCCAGTAACACCACCGGCATCGGTGGCAGCAGTTGCAAAAGTTGCCTGCCCAAAATCACCACTAATAGTCCTAGCCATTACTTAAGGGTTTTGAAATTAAGGCCAGGAATAATGCTGCTACTCGTAACAAAATTACTCATGTCCATTGTAATAGAATCATCGTCATTGTCATCGTCCGTGCTTCCTGCTCCGGGTGCCGGGTCAGGTGTGTGTGTTTGGGCTTTAGCCGATGCAAGCTTTACAGCATTGATCGATTTACTAAGCTCCGTCTTTTGTGTTGCCACCGTGGCCGTCAAAGCTTCAATAGTGGTATTGGCTGCCAGCAGTTGATCGTTTAACGGGCTTACAGCCGCTTCGATAGCCTGCGCTAAGTCCTCAGCAGTAACATTACCAGCAGCCTCAGCCGATGGCAAATTACTTACTAATCCCTCTAAAGCAGTTAACCTATCTTGTAACTGAACAAAAGCATCGGAAGACTCAACGGCCTGTGCCATCGCTGGCAGGGCTTCCAGTTGGCTTAATAGCTCAGCCTCCGATGTGTCGGAACTGGCACTAACCTCAACACCCCCTAAACGCTTAATTTGCGCAGCAATTTTCTCTATCCAGGTCATTGGTAAAATGTTTGTGAAAAATTATTTATAAGTCATCGCGGAAATAGCCCGCTGTAGTACATAATTGAAAGAACCTACCCCGTCGATCAGCCCCCTGCGCTTGGCTTCTGCAGCCCTAAACATAGCACCGGAAAGGGTCTGCTCCCTGGTAGATTCACGGCCCTTAAGCCTCCTGTCCTGCTTAACCCTATCCATAAAAAGGCCATCAAGCTCAGTGAGCAGGTCAACAATTAGCTCGGTATTACCTTGCTCTAGTGCCCGCCAAATTTCATTCTTCCTTTGGCTGTCTTTGCTATAAAGCTCCAGGGTGTCATTGCGCTCATCCTCAGCGTTGAGCAGGTACTTAGGGATGTTCATCATTACGCCAATAGAACCGGCCTGGCTCATATCGCTGGCAGCAATAATCTCATCACTCTTTAGGCTACCTAAAAGGGCAGCAGAGGCCATCAGGTGGTAGTGGGTAATAACTGGCTTATTCTTATCAAGCAGGGTGTTATAATACAGGTTACCTGCAGCAGCCTGGCCGCCCCCGCTGTTCATATCTATAACAATAGCATTAACCCGATCATCAGCGTAAAGCATACGCATCGTTCGGTCAAAGCTTTTGACACCATAATGGCATAGGCCATCCTCAACAGTCATTACACCTGAAAAGCTAACTCGGGCAATAGAGTTTTCCATTACCTCATCAGATACAGCAGAAACATTACCATTTTGGAAATAATCAACCGCCTGCGATTCCTGTTTCATGCGGTCAAAAAATGCTGCATCAGTAGTCACAATATCACTAAGGGCATCGACCTTAGTGAGCTGTTCGTAGCCCCACGATGGTTCAATTAAGAACTGCTGCCCGGCTATGTATCGCAAAAACTTTTCTTTCATAATTCAAATGTAAGCTTTGCGGGGCAGCCATTAAAGGCTTATGAATAGTGCAGTGTTAGAGAACTTGAATACTTTATTTTTCCTTTTGCCCATTGCGGGCACCTATCCACTTCTCGGTGGCCAACCTTTGCCTTACCTGGTAATAGCTCATCCGGTACCTGTTTTGTAGCATACCTATTTCGGTGCCATTGGCAAAATCGCGTTTTAGCAGGGGGATGGTATAAATTTTAACATCGATAGTTTTAAAGCAATTCCAAGCCTCCGGGGTCAGTTCTTCCACCTCCATGCCACAATATTGGAGGAACCGCAAAGCCATTTCACGCCTAAACATATCGTCGTTTCTGTTCATCCTATAAGTTTATTATCAATAGCATAACCAAACCAAGCGTAAACAGCCTCACCAACATCGGGGCCACAGCAATAGCTATTCCCTGAAAGCTGGTACCTTTCATGCAAAGCAATTAAGGTATTTATATCCACGCGCTCATAAGCATCCAAAACATTAGCCTGCTCATTTTGTGGCAGTTTAGTAAAATCCCACTCTTTAGATTGTTCCATTGTTTAATGCTTTTTCCATATTTAGGTCTATAAGGCTTTTATACCGTGGGCAGCAGTAAACCTCACCCGTCAATTCTAGTTTGTTGTGCAGCAGCATTATGGCAGAATAATCCTTAAGGGCATACAGGCGCTTAAACTCACTTTTATCGTCATGGGTAGCCTTAGCCCAATCCCATTGCTGTTCTGGCTGTAGCTGCCCCGGCTGCGCTGCTGTGGGCTTTTTTTGCACCCTTTGCATTATCGCATTGTGGCTTTTTATCATTTCCTCTGTTGCTATAAAGTCATCTACCTGCCACAGTTGGTGCCCAGCCGTTATCGTCCTGCCCTTTTTAAAGTCAGGATCCACACCTTCAAACCTTTGGGCTATCTCTATGCCTGTTGCACTCATTTTAACCAAAATAAAATTCATATAAACTTACCTTTTTCGTAAATTAAAAATGATGGTTCAAACCTTTGGGGCAGGGATTCAATATTAACCACTTTGGATTTCTTTTTCTTTAAAACCACCTGGCCGTCTGTGTCGATCAAATGAAGGTCTATATCGCTTTTCTTCTTCCTGACCTTTAGGCTATGCTTTTCCCTTAGCTGTATAAATTTTTCAGGGGTAACACCGGGGATGATACCTGCACCACTGGCTAAGCTGCCCACAAGGTACAAACGCTTAACCTTTATGCCTTTAAGGAAAGCTTTTACCTGCCTTTGGTAAGCTGCTGGTAGCCCGTAAAAGGATTTTATTGCAAGGTCTTTTTTCATTGCAATAAAATCCCTGTTTACTGGTAAAACTGCTCTGTTTTCAATGCAATATCTAGCAGTTAGCTTTTTTATGTTTTTCAAAAAATTACTCATGCGCATAAATCTATTAAGCCGCAACCACACGGCCCATTATCAATCATGTAGGTCGTTCCATAAGCTGCATCAGCGGGCGACCATATACCATTTAAAAACACCTCGAGCCCGTTTTGTGTGTACCTGTATGTGCCTGCACCAAACACCGGGCTTCCAGGTGTTAAGGCTATTACTATCTCAAAAGAGGTGACGCAAGTGCTCCTCCATATTCTTAGCAGGCCGAGAAAAGCACTGGCCACTGGTGGGGTATTAAAACAAGTGCCATAGTCTGCAAAGGTAGCAAGCTCAAAAGCCATTAAATTATTTGACAAAAAATTCAGTGTGTTGACCAGGCTTGGATTGGTTATTACTGTATTACCAGAGCCGGGCACAAATACAGACGGCCACCACTGCATCACCTGTGGTGTGCCGTATAAGTTTGAGCCGTTTATTGCAAATTTTGTGATATATGAATTTATAGTCGTGCCCTGGCTTAAAGCATTAAGCCAGTTATAATGAACACACCTTTGGAAATTAACCTGGCAGGGGTCAGCACAGCAGGTAACAGAAACACCCAAATTATAGACGCAATCACCATCCATAACAGCGACAGTAAAGGTGCCATCATAAACCTCAATGCTGCTGCCTGTGCCGCCTGTTGACCACATGTAAGTGGAGCCGCCTGGTGCATTGATAACCGAAAGCGTATAAGGGGCACAGCCGGTAGCTTGTATGCTCGGTGTAGCATCACAGCAGGCAGGGAAGAAAACGCGCTCCTCTATCGCCGCACAGCCTCCGTTATCATTATCAATCAATATTAGCCTTATACACTTGCCCACCAATGAAGGGGGCACAACAATAGTACCTGAGCCGGTACCATTGGGCAGGTAATTAAACGAACTGCCAGCAGCAGGGCTAAAGCTTGCCCACCCACCTGCTGTGCCACAGCTAGTGCCTGCTAAATTATAATTAAGCAACAGTGTAATATTATCAGCAATAGCACCCTGGTAGGTGAATATTATCTGGTTACAATCACCGGAATCAACCTCAGCGCTATTGAAAACAAGTGTGCAGGGTGTTGCCAGGCAAGTAACATTTATCTGCTCCGTAACATCCGCACAGCCCGATTTTGTTAGCCGCCTTTGCCAAAGTCCATTCTCATCGGGCACGATGCTTGCCCCGGTGCCCTTTACCTCCCATGATGATGTGTTGGTGTTAAAATACCTCCATTGTGCAGCATAACCGCTACACCCCACATCATTAGCAAAAAGTTCGCAATTGGTATTTGTTATGCCTGTTGAGCAATTACAATTAACACAATTTATCTGCACAAAGGTTTCAATAGTGCTGCATCCAGGACAGCCAATCACCTGCACTGTTATTGTAACACTCTGCTCAGTGGGATGTAAATAGGTATTTGACGGCCCCGACTGCAGTGTTGTATTACCTTGCTTAAAGATGTATGTTGGTGATGGACAATTAGTAGCACTGGCAGTGACTAGACACCCGTTAGCCGTAGCAGTTAAGCCAGATGAGCATCCTGTATTACAGGCAAACACGTTCACCCCATCGTTTAACACACCACAGTCTGGACAGTTGTAAACCTCAACAGTATGCAGCCCGTTTACTAAAGCATTATAAACAGGGTTTGAGCCTGACTGAACCTGACTGCCAAGGCTTTTAAATACAATAAACGGGTTAGGACAATTAGTAATATTAGCTGTAATAGTACACTCATTAAGTGTCAAGCTTAGTGTGCTGTTGCATACCGGCGCACCACCGCAATTGCTAAAAAGAACGCCTGCACTAAAAAATAAAGAGCAGTTATCACCATCACAATCTAAAGACACCCTATAGGTGCCGTTTTGTGAAATAGGAAAGCTTACAGGGTAGCCACTATAAGGCAAGGTACTGACATTTGTATATGTCCCATTAATATCCTGCTGTAGCGTAAAGGTTCCCGTTCCTGAGCAGATAACGCCCGTATTTACATCTAAATTACAGCCGTTTGCTACAGCTTGCAGACTCCCGTTACAACTGCCTGAGCAATTATTAATTTGTAAAACATTAGACCGCTGCTCACAGCCACTTGGACAATCCCTTATAAGTTGATACCAACAATTATCACCAATGCTTATCTGATCGGTATCACCATAAGGGGCAGCAATCCAGCTCTGCCCATTATCACAACTTTTTTCCCACCTGTAAGTACCACCGGCGCAAGGTGTTCCAGATGTTCGAAGTATAAAGCAGGGTAACCCTACCCCCTGCTCAATAACAAAATCAGGGCTATCTGTGCAGCACCCCGAAGATGTTACAATATTTGAAACGATAGCCCCGGCACAATCACAACCTATAGCTCTAATCCTCCAATCAGCATCCTCGTCAACTTGATAAGGCAAGCTGCCTGCTACGTTAATCCAAGTTGCTGCGGGCCTTTTTTGAATTTGTATTGTGCTTCCTGAGCAGCCTTGCTGACTGTCTAGGTACAGCCAGCAGCCGGCCAGTGCAATTGATACAGAGGAAACCGACACCTCTATGTTTAACGTTGCTATTGTTTCATTACACTGGTCACACCCATCCAGTGTATAGCCCGGTGGTGTTTGTGGTGTTATGGTTAAAATGAACTGATAAAACCCAACAGCAGCAGTCGAAGGGTCAAAAGTATCATCCAATGGGGTATTTAAATTGCCTGCATTATAGGAACCGGAAGCTGTGCCACTGCCCGCAATTGTAAAGCCAGCCTGTAAAATGCCAGCATCAAAAATAGCCCCTAACTCGTCAGCAATGTTCACCAACCCACTATCTGAACATACTACTATACTTGAATTTGCACCAGCATTACCACTGCCTACCACGGGAATAGTTACACCTACCTGGCCACCACAATCGCCAGGCATAAAATAATTTAGGCGATAATAACCCTGCTGTATGTTTGTAAAATCTACAGCAACATGGTCTACCACATTAGTCGCCCACGGCCAATTTCCTCCTGCCCCGAAAGGGCCTGCAGGGTTAAGCGAAAAGCCAACAACTTCCCACTCGCCGCCCTCTGTAGTGCCGCTTAAAAAGGTATCGAATATATCAAGTATGCAATTCATAGTTTGTTTTATATATCGCCATCATTACAGACTGCCACAGGTGTCACCGTGCCAATCTCAAAACTTTCCGTAACTGTATAGATAACAGATATTGTCACCGGGTCACAATTGGTACACCCGTCCAGTGTGAAGCCAGCGGGTGGCTGTGGTGTATAGGTAATATCAAACTGCACTATAGCAGGATAGCTCACCTCCTGTGAAGGGTCGTAACTATCATCGTTTATACCTGCATTGCCTGCACTGTAGCCCGGAGAGCTTATGCCTGCCCCGGACAAAGACTGTAGGATGGGGTTAACAGCAGCAGCAGCAAAAAGGCCACTGTCATTGAATATGTTTCTAATTACATCAGTTGAACACATACTGATTTCAACAGGTGTGGCCGGTGCTGCACCAGTACCCTGAGCAATAGCAATAACAAACACCACCTCACCATAGCAAGGGTCGCCGGGGCTAAGTGTGCTTTTATATTTTAACTGGTAAAAGCCTTCATTTATCCCCGTTGTGTCTATACTTGCCCCCCATACATTAGTCGCCCACGGCCAATTCCCTCCTGCCCCGAAAGGGCCTGTGGATACGGTGGAATAACCAACGTATTCCACAATCCCGTTATTACTCCACGGGCCACCACTAAAAAGCCCGGTAGTGCCATTATCATCAAAGGTTTTTATACAGCTCATTTCTACTTTTTTTAATTGCAAAGTGCAGGGTCAACGATAGTGCCATACTCAAAGGGCTGGCAATTTGTTTCACATGAAATAACAGGGCTGCATTTTGTTGGGCACTGGTCGTCACAGAATACAGCCCACCACCTGGCACGAATATAATTACAGCATATAGGTGTCACCTCATCCCACAGCAGCCACGGCCCGTATGTAACCCCGTCAACACTGCACTGGTATTTTATATAATTATCATTTTCACCAAACAACAAACCGGAACGGCTAAAAACCCAACAGCCGGGGCTGTCCTCAACACAAAATAAATCCATTTTTATTTGGTCGCAATCTATAGCCGGAGTAGGTGGCTCAATTACATTGCAAGTAATAGAGAGGGATATTGCGGGGCACGGTGGTGTCCTTAAGGTGATTAGGAATTGTACTGTTGGGCCACCGGCTATACTTACCCCTTGAAGTAAGTTGTTAACTATACTTACAGGGTAGTTTTGAACCTGACCGCCACCGATTCTGTACTGTGAGCTGACAACAATTACATTCTGCCCAAGTGGAAGCTCTGTGCTTACCCTTACAGCCCCTACAGCCTCATTCGGTGAATTGGGGTCGTATATTGTCACATTCTCACATATCAGTTCATAATTAAATACAGGACATGGGGTGACTGGCTTTGGTGGAAGTAATATAGATGGACAGGCTACCCCCTGAACAACAGCATAATTCACCGTCGCTCGTACAAGAAAATCAACAATAATTGGGCTTAGTTGTGCAGTAAACGGGGTCACCGGTGGTACCAACTGCCATACTGTGCCCCCGTCTGTGCTGTACTCGAAAACAGCACTAGAAATGGGGCTATTATTTTGCCCCCCGATTAAAAAAAGGTAATTGCTTTGTGATACTTGGTTGACTATTATAACCGGGTTATTTTCACAGTTAGCACCATCACCATCACCACCACCGCCCGGTGGCAGCAGCAGGCAAACATCTGACAATTGCCTTTCCGGAATAAAGACAATAGGGGTCTGTAGCTTCTGGCAATATCTATAGTCTTTAATTTCCTGCATACGGGCAACAATAGGCCTCCCCATGTGCGAAAAGCGATATACACCACGGAAGTCAAACCTGCTATAATCATACGTGCTAATGTCTAACAGGTACTCGATTTTAAGGTTATTAATCTGCTCTAATAACCACCTCCGGTATACAATGTCATAAAGGGTAGCCTCCGGCTCAATGGTGCTTACCTCACTGTTAATACCATAGGCCAAATTAGCTAATGGGAATTCAGCAACGCTATTAGCATCATTATGCGTCACCCCTAACTTTACAGGGGCAAACATACTGGCAGTCGGTATCAGTTCGCTCTGAGCAGCAGCAAAAGTGCAAAGCCTCAGCCGGGGGTTATTAACATTATCTAACTCCTGTATAACATGGCCAAAGGCTATCGCTATCCTCGGCCCGACATCAAATGTATATTCACCCTCACCGGCAATGGTGGGAATGTGTATGCCAAAGGAATTACTAAACCGTGCGCTCCGGTTTAGCGTAGGCTCAAAGAAAGGGTTTTCTATATCCTTGCTTTCCTTTACTGTAAACTTTTCCCCTAAGTCCACCACCCGGCTCCACAGTGGATTTTTAAGCTCCATTTCATCAATACCCTTATCTGTAGTATCAGCATACTTAAGGGTTAAAAAGCGGGGCTGTTCGGTATCGGGTAGTGTTACCTCTTTGCTCTTAGGGTTAAGCTTTGCGTCGATATTTTCAATGGTTTCCTCAATATAGTAGCCCTCAATATCTTCGCCCCACATATCAGCCCGATATGGCTGGTATAGCTCCACCGTCCGATTGCTAAAATCAGTTTTAATTTTTAGGTTGAATTGGTGTGCCACGCCTTTCAGCAAGTCCAGGAAGGTGTAATCCCCATCAATCATATTTTGCAGGCTTTCAGCATCACCCTCGCTAGGATATGGTCTAACACCTTCAAACTCAATATAAGATTCATCACGTAGCAGCAGCAGCCCCGTGCCCGCCCTTTCCACAATTACCCCCAATTGCTCCTCACTGGATATGCTAATATTTTCAAGCTCAAACTCCCATTCGATATCATCGCTAGGGTCGGTAAACTCCCGGCTAAGCAAAGGGGAAAAAGAGAAGGAACCCTGGCCAGCCCCGAACCCTGCCTGTGGCCTTAGCCTGCCAATATGTAGCTCCACCCTGCTGCTATTTGTGACACCACCGATCGTCACCTTGCCCCTTACATTAACCTGCCCACAGGCAGAATAAAAGCCGGTATTTGGGTCAAGGTTACCAACAGCATCCTCCGTGATGTTTGGCCACCATATCGAACCAATAACATTACCATACTGCAGGGTAATAACAGCATCGCCAACGGTGTTTGCTTTGGTGTTTAAATTGTTACGCCTCTGCTCATATACCTGGCCGCTAAGCCCGTAACCTTTGTCCATTATGTAGGTTATCAGCTTGCGCCCTATTTCGCTCTCAAACAGCGGGGAGGTAAAGCCCCAACCTAAAGCACAAAAGCCACGCTGCAGCAGCCCCGTCACATAGTACCACGGTCGGGCATAACAAACGGGCAGCAGCCAGTCATTATTCCTGCCCGGTGTTGTGGTATCTCTTACCATCCTACTGTAATCAACATAAGGAAACCAAATGCCCAAATTTGCCGGGTCATTAAAGTTGCTGGATAGCTGGTAAGGGTATTGATTGACAATAACATCAGTCACAAGGGCACAGCCATAAGTAACCTCAGCATAAGGCAGGTCACGTAAAAGCAGGCTCTTTGCCAGCCGTGCCCAATGGTTCACAGATAACCTTAGCTCAGCAGTAATCTTATCCTCCGTGCATTTGCTTACATAAAGCTGTGCATCACTGATAATATGGCTGCCAGCAGTAACTTCAACCTCTAATTCAGCATAATTATTATCTAATACATTGGGGTTGAATTGGGTCTTTATTAGGTCAAGGTTCTTTTTTGTTGGCGGCATATCAAAGCCCAGGCTATAGGTAAACTTAAGTGTTTGCACCTCAGTAAGCTCCGTCAGCCTTTTTGTTTCCCTTAGCGAAAAGCCCACAGGCAGGTCAAAATAAACAGGGTCATCCTGTGCTGCGCTATTCTCATCAGTGCATACCCCTATCAATAAAGCTTGTATTGATGAGGTGCCGTTTGTCTTTGTAGGTACCTCACCAAAGGCCGCACAAACAACCCTTTCCTCGCCTGCTGGAATCCATACGCTTTGCGTAATAGCCCCACCACATAGCAGGGTCATAACACCGGCACCGGTACCGTCCTCATTAGCCGTTACCCTGTATGATTGGCAATATTCATAACTCGGTTTATTCTTTAGCCTTATGCTTAGACACCTGTTCATATTTCGTAGTTAGGCATTTGATGTGGCTGTGCTATCTTTCCGGAAAAGTTGAGGGTAAAAAACTTTTCCTCCTCATGGTATTTTATATTCCCATAATCCGGGATAAACTTAATAAGCTGGTAATTAGGTGGCCCCGGTGCATAGCTGCCAGGGAATACGGGGTATTCAAAATAATAAGAACCACTGCTTAGGAAGTCAGCCCAATAGCGTAAATCGCGGTCACTATCAGCTTCAATGACTTTTGATAGCTTAACCTTTTTAAAGGATTCTCGTGCTGATATGCTTAGCCCCCCCTCTGTCCTTGTACGCTTAAGCGATGGCTCATAAGCAAAGTTCTTATCCTGCCAACGGTAAACCTCACTGCCCTTGCTGGCTACTGTAAGCTCCCGGTCACAGTCAAACTGCATAAAGCTATACCCACCGCCTGAATGCTGCCAGGCAATACGGTTAATGCAGCAGCAGGTATCTAATTTAAAACGGGTGAAAAGTATACCATCAACCACCACACTAATATAATTTATCAGCTTTAAGTTTTCAGCCGTTGTCGCCCCCTCGATGCCATTCATAAGGGCAGCAAGCTCAGCGGGGTCTATCAAAAAGGCATTAACCCCACTGGCGTTAGCCCGGTTAATTTGATAGTCATTACCAGCAAAGGAGGTGGCTGTTATATCAATAGGGGTGTTGGCTGTTGACCACAGGTAAATCAATTGACACCGGCTCCGGCACAGTTCAACTTCTGCAGGCATTGGGTTCAGCCACAGGTAGCCACCGGCCCCTAAAATCTGGTTTCCCCAATATTGGTTCGCAGCATTAAGCACCGTAAAATCACCAATGGTAGCCTCGTTTTCTATTGTTATCTGGCAGGTGTCTTTATTAAAAACGTGTTCAAAGACTTTTAACCGCACAGCCTTTTCCATTTCCGGCTGGCTGTTTATTGCGCTGTTACAATCTGGAACATCGGTGTATACAATACCACAAACATCCTGTTGGAAATCTATGGTAAAAGGCTCCCCATCGGTAGCAGTGATAAGCTCCTGCGCTGTTATGGGTTTATCATTATCATCACATAGCTGGTAGCCAAACCTCCGGAATTCTGTAGCCGTTTCCACAGGCGACATACTGAACTCAAATAGCAGGGGGTTTGCAACTAAATTGCTTAATACTGAGGGGGAATTTATTTGTGTTATTGCCATTATATTTCTGCATTTGCTGAGGCCGATGCCTCCCGTTCTTTTAACCTGTTGCTTTCATCAAGGCCAGCCACCACCCGCCCAACTATCGTTTCGGCAAACTGGCTGCCAGCATCATTAAAACGATCTGCTACCATTACAGCCAGGCTTTCCATATCCTCACTGCGAATGGTGGCCACCGCACCGCCTGGCCGCCCCGTTGCCGGGTCTACTAACATTGGGATGCTACCGGTACCACCGCCAAGCTGCCCCCCGGTGGCATACCTGGTAGGCTTGATACCTCTTAGGATGCTTAGGTACTTGCCCGTTTCAGGTGAAAAGCTCTTTGCCCCACCATCAAAATTAATAGCACTTAAAAGCCCTTTCCATTTATTTGTTGCCGGTGCTGAAATTATCGCCTCATTTAGCTCCGCTTCCTGTAGGCTTGGCCCGTATGCAGTATTAAGCAGGAACTTAACACCCCCGGCTGAGTGTGGAAGCCCTGCAAACACCCCTCCATCACGTAAAAAGCCACCCCCTTGCAACACCCCGCCCTCAGCATTAAGGTTTGCTGTAAGGATATTTTTAAGTGCCGACGAAGCACCTTGTATAAGGCCGGTGATCAGTGCCACACGGGTCGCCCCTGTAGCACCAAAACTTAAAACGCTGTCAGGCTGTGCAAAACTTTGTGTGACCAATAAGGTGGCCTGCTGTGCGATAAGGTCAATGACGGTGCCGAGAATGCCTTGGGCAAGCTGTTTAAAGGCTGCCTCACTATCCTCAGCAGTGTTGATAAGGAAATTACCCAGGCTTTTACCGATCTGCTGAAAAGCCTTTTCCTCGGCATCGGCCACCTTTTTGGCGAACTCTGCCTGTGCTGCTGCTCTTTTGTTAGCCTCAGCTATCAGCCCCGCATTCTTTTCCTGTTCTAGCTTAAGGGTTTCCTCAGCTATCTGCTGCTCAATTTCCAGCGTTTCCTCACCCTGCCTTAACAGCAGTTCGCGCTCAAGCTCTAGCCTTTCAACCTTAGCCTCCTGTTCAATAATTGTGCGCTCGTTCTCAAAGGCCCGTATCGCTTCCAAGGTGGCATCAATATCATCGGGGTTGAATTCTGGAATAATGGTGTTTTCACGCTCAGCAACATCTATCTCAGCCAGCCGGGCAGCAAAGTCAATATCAACCTTTGCCTGCGCCTCTTTTAGCTGCTTGGTTTTTTCTGCCAGGTCAACCTCCAATTTAAAACGCTCATCGGCACTTAGGTTTTCTAGCTGCAGCCGGGTGCTTATGCTGCTGCTATCTGTTTGCAGCCTTAGCAGCTCAATCCTTTCCTGCAGTTCCTCCTCACTGGTAAAGACTGCTCTTAGCGCCTGCTCCGTTAACCGTTCAGCTTCACGCAAAGCAGCCTCTTTGCCCTTTACTACCACATCAATTTCCAGGTCTTTTATGTTGCTGGTAGCCTCACTTATCTCACCTGTCAGCTTCACATAGTCAGCCGTTTCCTCCTCATATTGCCGTACCCTGTTTTCCGATGATTCCTTGTCGAATTTCGCGTTAATAAGTGCCACCTCAGCAAGTAGCTGCTCCTCATCAGATACCCTTACTTGTGCTGCCTGCAGTTCTAATTCACGCCTTAAGGCTATCTGCTTTTCAATGATGGCCACCTGCTCATCAATAGGCAGCAGTTCAATATTTGCCTCCCTTACCGATTCCTTAAAATCATCATACTCCTTCTTAGCTGCGCTAAGGTCTAACTCGGCACGGTTAAGCTCCTCAATCAATTCCAGTGCCCTGTTGGGGCTGGCTTTGCTTATCTGCTGCTGTAGGCCACGCACACGGTCACTAAGCTGGTCAATGCTGCCCTCGGCTGCTAATTCCTTATAACCGGCCTTTGTGCGCTGGATATTGGTGTTAAGCACCCCGGTGGCCTTAGATAAATTATTCGTTACTGCTGTAAGCTGCTGCTGCAGGCCACTGTAATCCTCACCGGCCACACGGGCATCATCAATTTCCTGTTTGAGCCGTGCCTGCTCAGCCCTTAGCCCTTGTATACCCAAAGTTCCTTCCAGGGCACTTTCCCTGCGCTGGTCGGCTATCTCTTTTTCGGCCTCTTTAATTTCACGCAAGGCTATAGCATCCTCCTCCTTTATCCCCTGTATTGTGTCCTCATCGGTGGTAAGGAATAGTGCTTGAAAAATATTGCCCTCACTTATCTCTTTGCGGGCAGCCCTAAAGCTGAAAAGCAGGTCATTCAGCAAGCTTGTGCCAAAGGCTTTCGTCTTAGTGGTAAGGGTGTCCAGGTCAAAGGTGGTGCCCGCAAATTGTGCAGCTAAAAGCTGTTGCTCCTGGTTAAGCTCAAAGGTGGCATCGATGGCAGCATTCTGCCTACGTATATAGGCATCGGTAGAATCGATAAGCCCGTCAGTGCTGCCAGTAAGGTCGGCAATCACCTCAATAGCTGTGCTGGCATCCTCACCAATACCACCAAATAAATCAGCCGTCACCCTTGCATATTGCTGCGCTGTTAGGTTCCCCTCCTGCATACCTTTAGCAACGCGCTGCACACCTTCAAAAGCAGTAATAGTACCATCGTTAATCTGGTCAAATAAGGTAACGGTAAACTCCTCCCCAAAAGCATCATTTAAGGACGTTCTGGTAGCATCGGTGAAGTCCGTTATCCTTGTTTCTGTTTCATTGATAATATCAGCACCACGGTCACCAAAGATGCCAGCACGCTCAAACTTTACAAGGGCTTCCACAAAGCCATCGGTAGATAGGCCAGCACGCTCAGCTTCACTGCTATACTCCCTTAAGCTGTCCAAAAAGTTACCCTGCAAATCAGCACCGGCCTGCAGCCCAATTTTTACGGCTTCTAAAGATGCAGGCAGCCCCTCACCGAATTCCTTACTGACTACATTTACTGCCTGCAGTACCTCCTTAAAATCCTTATCAAATACATCGGCTAAGGTTTTTATGCCTACCGTGGCATCCTGTAGCTCTTGGCCTACTAACCCGGTGGTATTACCCACTATGCTATTAAGCTCCTCAAACTGCTTAGTTACATCAACGATATATGAGCCTACCTGCACCACAGCACCACCAACGGCACCAATCGCAACAGCATAAGGCCCTAATGATGTCGTCAGGCTACCAATGGCACCGCCAAGACCACCACCACCACCACCGGGGCCACCACCACCGATGATATCACCAAGCACCCCGGAAAGGGCACCACCGGCACCACCATTAGCACCGCCAAGCTTAAAGAAGTCCTGTAGGGCTTTGGTGTATAAACCAACACCCTCCCGGCCATCGTTTACCGACTTGCCAATATCTAGTATCTCCTGCTTTATATTGCTGGCCTTAGTGATCTTAGCCAGGCCCTCGGCTGACTGCCTGCCTGCCTCATCCAGCAGGTCAATTTCCTTCCTTAGTTGCTTGTATTGTGTGCGTAAACCAATAAGGCTATCTTCCGGGATAGCATTTTGCAGCTCATTAAAGGCTTTGGCCTGGTCACGAATTTCACGGTTAACGCCTTTGCGGTCTTCTTGCAAGGCTATCTGCTGGCTCCTTAGCTTTTCATATTCATTGGTAAGGGATTGGACCGACTTACCACTGTCGAGCAGGGCCTTTCGTTGTTCCTCTGTGCCTGTGTTGAAGGTGTTTAAATCCTTGCGTACATCGCGCAGCCGGTTACCAATAGCTCCCAGGTCTAACTCCACCTGAGCAAGCTGCTTAGTCAATACGCCACTGCCCTCAAACTCTAAACTGAATGCTATTTTACGTACTGCCACGGTGTTGCTTTTAGTTATTTGCTAAAGTATGATTAGGTGTCGAAATTTTTAGTGCTCAACTCCCTAAGCAATGCAGAGAACTGCACCTCTATTTCGTTGCCTGCCTCCCGCTGCACAAGCTTTTCAAGGTCTGCCAGGTTCTTATCTATCGTGTCGGAAATAAAGCCTAATCGGGTGCCATCGCGTGAAAAGCGTAAAGACGACCGCAATGGTATGCCCTCCTTTTTGTGCTTGTTAGCAGTGGCAAAAGCCGCCCCTTTAGCTTCCTTAAAGCCGAGGCGGGCCTTTCGCATAAAAAAGGATATAAGCCCTTGTATATACTTAGAGGTGCCCCCACGCCTGCCACCGGGGGTATATGGTACCGATGCAGCAGCAACACCCTCCTCAACAAACTGGTAATAATCATTCATATACATCAGCCCGATAACCCCACGGGTGACGGTTTTAATCTCAGGCTCAATCGACCTAATCAAATTGCTGCTTTGTGCTGTGCCATAGCCCTGTGCTGTGAGCTTACTTTGTAGCTCTAATTTTAATAGCGACATCGCTAAGGCAGCAACAGGTTCCAAGTTCAATTCCATAGCATTATCATTTAGCAGCAACCACGGTCAAAGCCTAACTTATACTCAGCAGTAGCAGGGTCATAAATAAAGCTGTCACAAGTGTTGGCACAAAGTTTAATAGTTGTATAAGTGCCGTGCAAGTTGTTTATGCCACCTTCCCACCTTACGTGCTGCACCTGCTTGTTTTCCTCTTTAATCATCTTTACAAATTGGCGGGTGATGGTGGTCACCTCAACTGCACCGGGGTTGATGGCTGCTGCCACCTGTGAATTCCTAAAGCCTACCCCTTCATAATAGGCAACGCCTGCCAGGTAGCTGAAAAAGTTACGGGCAAAGGTTTCCGACTGTATAAACAATTCATTACGTGTGCGCTTTGCACAAGCCCGCTTATCCTCAGTCTTAGGGTGTTCAAAGCTGTCCAGCCAGGCAAGCTGTATATTATACACCACCTTAGTGTTAATATCAAAAGGGTCAACAAATAACCCCGGCTCCTCAAAGGCTGTCATCATTGGGCCGCTGGCTTCCAGCTTAGAGGGGTTATAATTTACTGCTGCCCATTTTCGGGAAAAGAAAAAGGG